CGCCTTCTTGTGCTAGACTCTGTAAAATAATGATGATGTCTCAGCAGCACTTAATAGAGATCCTCCAGGCCGATATCGAGGCACGGGGAGATCAGATGCTCTCCATTTGGATCTGGGATCGAAAAGCATTCAACGCAACGCACGGCTCGGATATGATCGAGACCCAATGGACGGCCGGCCTGGTGACAATAGATGACGTGACTCAACGTCTAATGGTTGGTGAAGATGCACGGGTACTCTACTCAGAAGCACTAGAGGAGTTGGGGTATGTCGAAGAAGAATGAACCGATCAAGGTTTACTGGTCGCCCACCCAGGTAGATGGGTTGAGGTGGAGCCTCTTGTATGAAGAGCCTGCTAGCATACTTAAAGAAATCACGCCCCGCAAGAATCTAGACGTTAACTATGACAGCTACCTCTTCTGTCCTTCATATAAAGCAATTGCCAGTAACACTTTCTCCCTAATTGCACCGATGCGTTCTGAGTTTGTATACCAAGAAAACTTTCCAGGCGAGCAGCCTTACTTAGAGTTCCCAGGCAGAGGCGGCTTGGGCGGGAGTATAGATAGGCGGCCAACTTTGAACGGCTCGCCTCTTATCAATGTCGCAATGAATTGGTTCTTCTTTTGCGAAGAGCCACTGGAGATGGAGATAACTCCTCCGTACTTGCACAAAACAGAAAGCAGCCAATACGGCGCGATAGTTCCTGGGCGGGTTGACATCGGCCAGTGGTTTAGGTCCATGAACGTTGAGTTTCAATTGTGGGAAGACGAGACCGAGCTCAAGATAGAAGCTGGCCAGCCAATAGCCTACGTTCGATTTCTTACTGACCGCCCCGTAGAATTAGTTCGCTTTACGATGACGGAAAAGCTAGAAGAGTTAGCAATGGCCTGCATAACAATGCCATCGACTTTCGGATTGCTTAAAAGTCTGCAGGAACGCTACGATCGATTCAATAAAACTAAAACGGGCTCGCTTGTGATGAAGAACATCCAAGAGAACTTGACCTAATCATTGAGTCTCAGCAAAACCCTAAAACTTTTCACGGAGCGGCGTGCAGTACTTCTTACGAAGAGTAAAACTCCCGCGGCCGGTCATCCAGACCCTGATGGAAACCTGCACCAACAGAACTAGACTTTTCATGAAGCGGCGTGCATGATTCCCGCTAGCAGCAAAAAATCAAAGCCGGCGCGCTACTTTTCACGGACCATGCAAAGAAGAGATCAGATGGTCGTCCTCCAGCTCGAGTTGCGCTTTCTCCATCTGGGTGTTATAGTTCTACTAACACAACAAAGGGAGATAAATGATAAAAGAATTCGTAAGCTGCGAACACAACCCGAAGCAGACAGTTACTGACGGGATCTATATCTGCACCTACTGCCTCAGGCAGATGCGACCTTGCGGCAGCTGCTACACAATTGAGCTGACCAACAACAGAACTAACTATGGCTGCTTCGACTGCGCTCCAGAAATGATGCTTGACTAATTAGCGGCTTGCTGCTACTGTTGAACTACTAACGAAAGGGAGAAACAAAATGGGATTAGACATGACATTATCAGGCAAGCGCTATGTCCGAGGATATGAAGGCTCACCAGAGTCTGAGCAAAAGCTTTACAAAGACACTATGGAGTCACTAGGCCTGACCGGCTTGGGTGGAGGAACTCATATGTATGTGACGTTCACCGCTATGGACTGGCGTAAATGTTCCGCTGTCCACAACTGGTTCGTTGTACATGTCCAGGACGGCGAGGACGATTGCGGTAGTTACGGAGTGAGCCGTGACCAACTCGGCGAGCTGATAGACCTATGCGAACGGGTCGCCAAGTCTGGAGACCCAGAGTATGCAGAGGAACACTTACCGACGTCTGTGGGCTCCTTCTTTGGGTCGACGGAGTATGACGAGTACTACTTCGAAGAAATTGACGAGACGGCGAGACGGCTTGCAGAGATACTCACACAGCTACCTGAGACCCCAGACTTCTTCACGAACATCAGTCTTGAGTATTCCTCTAGCTGGTAGTAACGGCGTGCAGTTCTTGCGGCGAGCGCCGTCCAAATAACAGGACGGCGTGCGTTGTACAATTACTTCTATGAGACACATAGAGCTGCACATAATCGAGACCGACTCCGATGTTGCGCTCGCTCTGTTCGCTGGGGTGTTGTCGACGGATCAGCTAGACTTCACTGAGTGCGATGTGTGCGGAGAACCAATTGGACACTCAACCGAGACCGATAGCTTTGAGCAGTTTGTCGTCGTTCTTGAGGACGAGATCGAATACTTGATCTGCACTGATTGTGCCAGTCCCATAATTGAGACCGAAGAGTCTGAGGATGATGAGGACGAGCTAGACAGGTTCTAGTTCTGTATCCACTTTTTTGCTAGTTTCAAATTATTTCCACAAATAGATTACTTTTTCCTTGCAAGTGTGCTACTGTTGTCTCAACACCAAAAAAGGAGAGAAAATGACAAAAAGGATTTACTGGTCGGACATCATTGAATGTGACGACCAACTGTTTGAAAACCTAGACGCACTAATTGCGGTAGCAACTCAGACACCACAATGTTTCGGCTTTTGGAGTTCGGGTTCGGACTATGAAATGGTAAGCGTGGACACTAATGACGAAATGGAATTGGTAGTCACCTACACAGACATTGACAACTATGACGACAATGGCGATGAGATTCGCAAAACTGTAGTTGAAAAACTCGACTACACCTATGGGAAAGAACTAGCAGTTCTAGTAGGTAACGACTAATGCCGAACTGGGTATTCAACAGCGTCTATGTTACAGGACTCGAAGCCGAGGTTCAGAGATTCATAGAGCAGGCAAAAGCTATGCCAAATACCTTTGTTGAAACAGATGAGGACAAGTGGGATTCCGAACTCTCATTCGCCAACTTTATTGCGCCACCACAGGGAAGCATTCACTCGGGAGAATACCACGAAACCAAAGGCTGGGTTGAGGGCAAGGAGTCTGGCAACACAGAGAATAATTGGTATAACTTCAACAGCCGAGAGTGGAGCACTAAGTGGGACGCTGGCGATGTTTCGTTAGAAGCTGAAGCAACAAGCGCCAACTTCGAATTTCAAACAGCTTGGTCGCCACCAGAGCCAGTTTTCAAAGCTATGGTCGAGCAGTTCCCCGAGCTAGAGTTCGCCATTTCATACGAAGAAGAGCAGGGTTGGGGTGGAGAGCTGGTTGGCTCAAAAGGCGAGCTAACTGTTGTCAAGGAATACGACATTCCAGATTCTCACGCCGACTATGTTGATCGTGACAGAGAAGATAGTTGCGCCTGTTCTTGGGCAGAGGATAAGGACGATTGGTATGACGATTGCCCGAACAAACGAGAAATCTTTGTTCAAGTTACAAAGGTGTATCGTCTCAGTTCGAGCGACGCAACAAACGCTAGAGCCGAATACTTAGAGATTGAAATGGGCGAAAAGAAATTGCCTGTCGAAGAATCTGACTTGGGTTCGTTTGTTCTCGTAGACGAAGATGGTAAGCCGCTACAAGACTAATCACAAAGATTGACCTCACTTCGGTGGGGTTTTTCTTTTGTCTAAAAGCTGTATCCACTTTTTTACTAGGTTAGCGCCGTTACCAAACTGTTACCAAACTTTTCACGAAAGATTTGACATTCCCTCTTTTCTGTGGTTTGATTCTCTTATCGCCAAAAGGTGAGAGACACGAATCGAAAGGGGAGTCGCATGACTTCATTATCAGCACCACTAACAGCGCCAAAGATTATTGGCAAGGCAGTCTACCTAGAGTTGGTAGTAAACCCTGCACTCACTCCCGACCAGCAGAGAACTGTTTGCGGTTGGCATGGGGCAGCAAGTAGCACGAAACAGGTGATTATCTTTCCTCAGTATCAGGACGATACTGGCAAGATTATGCAGTCAGTTGTAATGACCAGAACTGTTTCAGAACACTCGCCTAGGGCGCAGTGGGATACCAGCTACACCAGAGGCTTCGCCAAGTTGGACGACCCAGACATGGGAATTGTTAGTGGACACCACTCCGACTACACAAATGTAGAGGACTACTCAAAAGAGGAATTTGACGAGCTTCCAGTTCTTCAGCAAGTAGCGTCCAGACAGCGCACTTTGAGGCTAACTTTGAAGCGTGAACTACTCGGCACAGCTTATGGCGAAGTCATAAATGGTGAGCGTGAGGATTCCGTAGTCCAAGCTTGGGTAGTTCGTGACGATACTCCACTTGCCGTTGAGATTACCAACGAGGACATGGCACTTTTGCATGACGAGAGCAAGACACCTCAAGCAGTTATTCGCCGAATAAATAAAGTTCGTGAATCAGTCTTGACATTTCCAAACAAACTGGCATAATTAGACCAGACACAAAACGACACGAAAACTAAAGGGAGACACGAAAATGTATCTAAAAAAGAGTATTTATCTAGCACCAGCACCAACGCTCAGTAGCGCCTTGGACTTTGACTTTGAGAAGCTTTTGACAGAGCTATCGTCCACAGTAGCACTACCAACTTTGGGCGTGACTACCTCGGTTCTTGACAGCCTAATGCGACCAGAGGGCAGGGCAACACTTCGCTCGAAGGCAGGGGCAAGAGCAGTCAAGCCACTTGGGATAGACTTGGGAGCAGAAACCCCAAGCCTTGCAGAGACAGTTGAGACAATGGAAACCACAGATTCGCTCGAAGGCTCGGAGAGTTATCCTCGACCAAATGGTGAGGACTACTATGCTCGACCTTGGGGCGACCACACAGATGTCGAGGTCCTGAGAAAAGCCAGAGCCGAAGGTCATGCCATTCTACTTTATGGAGTCCCAGGAACAGGCAAGACAGCTTTAGTTGAAGCTGCTTTTCCAGAGGAACTTTATACCATTCTTGGCTCAGGCGATACTGAGGTTGCCGATTTGGTCGGTGGCTATGTCCAGACTCAGAGCGGTGGCTTTGAGTGGGTGGACGGAGTTTTGACCAGAGCTGCTTCTGAGGGCAAGGCACTTCTGATTGACGAAATTGGGTTGATTGACCCGAAGGTAATGTCAGTTGTTTATGGGCTAATGGACGGAAGGCGTGAGCTAGTCGTAACTCAGAATCCAGAGCGTGGCACTATCAAGGCTAAAGAGGGCTTCTATGTCGTTTCAGCCACGAATCCAAATGTCGCAGGTGTTCGTCTGAGTGAGGCGCTTCTATCGAGGTTCGCTATTCATGCCGAAATGACCACAGATTGGGCGCTTGCTAAAAAGCTTGGCGTTCCACAGAGTGCCGTAGTTGCTTCTCAGAATCTATCCAAAAAGGTAGAGAATGGCGAGACTTCATGGTCACCACAATTCCGAGAGCTTCTAGCTTTCCGAGACTTGGCAAAGAGCTTTGGAACTAAGTGGGCAGTTCAGAATCTACTTGCCAGCGCACCAGAAATTGACAGACCAGTTGCCTCAGATGTATTTGGTCGAGTATTCGGCGAAGCGATAATGCCAGCCAAGATTTAGTTGAGTATTCGTGTCCTCGACTAATGGGGAGTGTCAGGGAAGTTTTTCTGAAATGGACTTGACACTCCTACCCATTAGGGTGCATAATTAGACACAGCACAGAAACGCCGACAAAAGGGAGATTCAAAATGGCACACTACAAAGTAAAGAGTTCAAGGCTTACAAGTCGAGAGACTACAACTAGTCCAGAGTGGCTAAAAGTTGGAAGCCAGATAAGCAGATTTGTCAATGACCTATCGCTTCGAGGCGACCTAGTTGTATTCGTGGGTGGCGACGAAGTTGCCGAGGGCGAAGCAGTTGCGGCTTACTACGCCGACATAGCCGAGATTGAGATAAACGCTTCAAAGGCGTTCGGTGAAATTACTACGCCAGAGTTCGTTGGAGATTTCAATGAGCGCACAGTTCAGTATGAGTTCCCAATGGCAACTGGAATCATTTTTCACGAAGCACTCCACGCCAAGCACACAGCTTGGGACACAAACTACTTGCAGACTCAGCTAGACAACCAAGAAGGTCAAGCCTTCATGTTGTTAGAGGAATCCAGAATCGAAGCCAAGGGCGTTCTTGAGCGACCACTAAACAGAGAGTTCCTCAGAGCCTCAGCTTTGGAAATGGCGCTCGAAGGCGTGGACGAAAAGCAACTGGCAACTCTCGGTAGCGACCTATGGGTCGTTGCGAATCTTGCAGGGCTATCGCTTGCTCGGTATGACGCCAGAGTTTTGGACAGGTCAGATGTCATAGACATTTACAAGATTGTTGTTTCCATTCTCGGTGAAAAACTTTATGAGGATTTGCGCCTAGTTTGGGTTGCGTTCCAAAAGCTCACAGTTCCACAGGTCGAGGAAGCTATTACGCTTGCTAAGAAGTGGGTCGAGTTATTGCGTGAGGCAGACCCCGAAGGTGAGCCACAGGGGACAGGCTCAGCTTTCGAGCCAAGCGAAGGCGAAGGCGAAGGCGAAGGCGAAGGCAAGTCTCCAAGTGAAGGCGTTCAAAAGTTGCTCGATAAAATGAGCGACCAAGGAATGACCACAGAGCTTTCAGCTAACGACAAGTTGGCAGACCAAGAGACTCAAGAGAAGTGGCAGGACGAAGCCAAGGCTCGCCAAGAGGAATCCAAGTCCAAGAATCAGAAACAGGACACAGCTCGCAAAATCTTTGACAAGAGCCATAATGCAACTGGCTCAAACTCAAACTCGACAGTCAGCGAGCGCCGAGCGCCAACTGGCGCAGAGCGAGCCAGCGCAGTCAAGGTAGCGCAGATGTTGGACAAGGCGAAGTATCGTGAGCGTTCCGTTCATGTTCGCAAGACTCAAGCGCCACAGGGTCGCCTGATTGCTCGTAATGCCGTCCAGAATAAGGCAAGCGAAGCTATGGGTCGCCGAGGCGAACTACCAGCTTGGAAGTCGAAGTCTCGCAAGCACACAGACGACCCGACACTACGCCTCGGTATCATGGTGGACATTTCAGGGTCAATGGGTTCTGCTATGCAAGCTATGGCGACCACAGCGTGGGTCATGGGCGAGGCAGGTCGCCGAATCCAAGCCGAGACAGCTATGGTTTACTACGGCTCGGGTGTATTCCCTACTCTCCGCAGAGGTCAGAGGCTAGACGAAGTTTCTGTCTACACCGCACCAGACGGAACTGAAAAGTTCGGCGAGGCTTGGAGCGCACTAGACGGCGAACTCGGACTGACTTTTGGGACAGGCGTGAGAATGGTTGTCAATGTATCGGACGGACAATACACATCTCAAGAGCGTGAGAGAGCCGTAGCTATGCTCACCGAGTGCAAGCAAAACGGCGTGGCAGTTCTTTGGATTACTCCAAAAGATTGCTACGGCTCACCAGCGAGCAACCTTATCCGACAGGCGAACTGGGGCGTCCACCTCGACCAGCTCGACACCGCTCAGATTGCGTTGCTAGTCGGCAAGTCGGCAAGCGAAGCTTTGGGGAAGGTTGGGGCAAGCGCCTGAACTAACCCATAACGGATTGCCTATCCAGAGGTTGAGCTACCCTCAGTTACCCCCTTTTCTGAGAATAAGTTCCTGACGGACAGGTAATAGAAACCCCAACTACCTTTATCCCCTTTTTGGTAGTTGGGGTTTCGCCATACCCTGAGGTCAGCAACAGCAAAGCCCGCACTTTTGACCGCACATGAAAAGTCAAGCCCGCCGATCTCGAAACCAAATCCCGTATCCACTTTTTTACTGACTTCAAACTATTTTCAGAAAAGGCTTCCTTTTTGCTAGGTAACCCTGCTAGGATTGGAGTATCCAATTAGGGCGAAACAAAAGTAGCCCAAAAAAGAAAGGGGGGACAGAATGGCAACAGCCACTTCGTCCCAGACAGCGTCAGAAGGCACTGTCAAAGTTTCACGACAAATCGTGGAACTAATCAACGAGCTTTCCGAAGTTCGTTCCACCTACAACACAGCGAAGGTTCGTGTTGAGGAACTCCGCAAGGAAGTTCTATCGCAGGTTGGCAAGGCGAACCTGACCCTTATCCACCACAACATTGAGGTGGCTCGCATTATCGAGAGCAACCCAGTTCGTGTCGATTCAAAGTTCTTGGAAGAGAATTTTCCAGAGGCGTATGAGGCTTCCTTGAAGTCCAGCCAGCAGTTCACCATTCGTTCCGTCACACGAACGAAATAACCAGAAGGGGTTGGGCGAAAAGCTCAGCCCCTTTCTCACCACCAGCGCCGTATCCACTTTTTTACTGGAGTTCCGTAAAAACTTCACACCAGAGTTGCAAAGTTGCACCAAGTGTGATTAGATACATACATCAAACGAAAAGGGAGACAAAATGAACACACCACTAGAGCTAGAAGAAATCACAGCTTTGAGCCTGTCAATAACAGGCGTGTTAGTCGAAAATTATTTGAAGGAAAGCTACGCCGACCCAACTATGTATCGTGCATTGAGAGTCGCTTGCGGGCTTGCCGAGCAGTATAAGGAAAGGCTTGCGCTAAACGGCTCACCAGAGCAGATGATACAGGAAGTAGAAGAATTAGTGAATAACCTAAAAGTTACCGCTATGGAATGTGGCGAGATAGTCCAGAAGATTATCGAGGACAACGGCTGGGAAACCGAGGCTAGTGGCTGGGACAGACCGCACAACCACGATAACTGTGACCACAGCGAGGACGGCGAGGATAACTGATGCAAACCATAGTGCTACGGCTACACATTGACCAACCGATACCAAACGGCGAGGAAGGCGAGCGTATTATCAACGCCTACATAGACGAGCTTGCCAAAACGAACGGCACGCTTAGCTGGACTTCTGTGGACTGGGACGGCTTGGAGATTGACGAAACCGAGCATAGATTGGACGGACACTCTTGACAATGCGATTCAGGCACGCACTAGGCGAGGTAGTTCGTGAGCAACGGCTTGCTAAAAGCCTTACCCTAAGAGGCGTGTCCACTAAGGGGTTCGTGTCGATAGGACACCTGTCGGACATTGAACGGGGAGTGAAAGAAGCCTCGTCAGATACGATCGAAGCGATTGCCAACGGACTGGGTGTCCAGAGCTATTGGCTGATTATCGAAGCTGGCTATCGAATGACGGGCGAAGCCACCTTTATTCCAGATACGCCCGAAAGTTTATTTATCCGAAATTCTCGTTGGGTCGAGCAATACTCTGACCTAGTTATCTAGGGCAAAACCCGAAAAACCTCGACACTTAGGTGTTGGGGTTTTTTGCATTTACTGGGGCGTATCCACTTTTTTACGAACTTCTAGACTGGATTAGGTGTTTTGCTAATTCTGTAGTAAGGTTTAGATAACAACAACGAAAGGGGCAACAAATGTACGATAATCCAGAGAGCATCTTGATAGATGCCGAAGAAGCGCAAGAGGAAGGCTTTTGCGAAATGCTCGATGAAATTTATCCAGTCGTAAAAATGGGAGAACTAACTTTCTACCCGTCACAAATTCTAAAAAGCTGCGACCCCGTTGCATACAGGATTGAGCTAACTGATTACCTCGACGACCTGAACGACAAAATGAATGACTAGGTTCGCAACAGCGCCGAAGCCCTTGCCGAAAGGCAGGGGTTTTTTCGTGCCGTAGGACTGTATCCACTTTTTTACTGTCGCCGATTAGTTTGCCGACAACTTGCGGAACGCCGTAATTCGTAGTAAGGTTTGAGTATCAACAGAAAGGGAGAGAAAACTAATGGCACAATACACAACTGCGGTATCTTATGTTTCCGAAGATGGAAACTATGGGACAGGAGGGCTAATAACCTTTGACTATGACGAACTCACTGAAGCTCAATGGGCTTTACTGGGTGACCTCACTGATAGCGATAAACTCCGTTTTGTAGCTGCCGTTCTTGAGGGCAGACCTACTGATGAATGGGAGGACTAAAATGACAAAGCCAAGTATTACTGCCGTAAAAGAATGGGAACTCGCTTATGAGTCCGAAATGGTTACTATCGAGTCTGGGACTGCCGTATTCGATGAGGATTACTGGAAAGTAGTTCCTGTGGGCAAGAAGGCAACTTATTTCTATGGAGAGTCTGCCTGGAGTGACGCTCAGCGTTTTGCAAGTGACATAGACTCCAAGGCTTGGGTGAGTTGAGTATGAGTAAATTGCTAGTGAAGTTGGGCTTGAAAAAGCCTGCGGGCAGACACGCCAAACAACCAAGACACGCCAAGCGAGCAAGACACGCCAAATAAAGTTAGCCCCCCTAACAGAAAGCCCCGTAAGATTTAGTGTCTTGCGGGGTTTTTGTCTCGGCGCTCGCCGTATCCACTTTTTTACTTGCCGTAAATAATCTTGCCGTAGTGACTTGCGCAATTAGGGGGAACTATGCGATACTTGAGTATCAACAGAAAGGGAAGCTAATGAGTGAGACAGCGTATTTTTTGACCAACGAGGAAGCCAAAGCTTTAGCCGATTTACTAGGGCAGAAGCTTGACAGAAACCCGCTAAGTTATGCGGTGCTACAGCCAGTTTACAATAAGCTAACTAGGGGCTGGACTTGGAATACAGATGAGGAGGAAAACTAATGGACAGCCTATACAAAATGATGGACGACTCAGCAGAGAACTCAGCAGAGCTATTTGACGAAATGCTAGACGAGTCGTATCCAACTTTCAAAATTGGGGGGCTAACTTTTTACGCTTCACAAATCCTAAAGGCTTGCGACCCGATCGCGTATAGGATTGAACTTGTCGATTACCTGAACGACTTAGGCGACCAACTCAGCGATTAGTGTCACCAAGACCCCCGAGAGAACCCCGCCGTAAAAAGCGGGGTTTCTTTTTGCCCTGGAGCGTATCCACTTTTTTACTGAGTTTAGACAGACAGGGAGTTGGCTTGACATCTGCCGATAACTCTGAGATACTGATACTAATCAGAAAGAAGGGCAATAAAATGGATACACAGTTCTGCGAAATCTGCGACAACTACACACCCGTAGTTCTCGACACAGACTCAGATGAGGCTTGCCAGTATTGCTATGACGCATACGCAGGAGTTCTCTAATGTTCGGGAGCATAGATGGCTCAGGTATTGGACAGGTTCAAATGGAGCGAGAGTTCACTTGCGGAGAGTGCCTTTGGACAGGTGAGGCGTTAGGTTCAAGTGACGACTTGGTTGAAATGCTTTTTGCCGTATGCCCAAACTGTAAAGAAGAGATGACGATTGACCTAGCTCAGGAGCGAGAGTCCGAACACTGGGACGACAAGCCAGACTTTTACTGAGCCGTAAAACTCACTCTCCAATAAAATCCGACAGCGAGCGGAATTGGGGAGTTTTTCTTTCGCTGAGGTGTATCCACTTTTTTACTACGACTTCGCCGGCGCTCGCAGAAAGAACTTGCGCAATACCGGGCATTCTGCTAGGTTTATACCAACAACGAAAGGGAGGAACTCAAATGGGTTCAAGAACACAGTGGGTTATCAAGACTCACGCCAATGGTGACGCAATTCACCTATACAGTCACTCAGGTGGAGAGTCAAAGTTTTATGACACTCGTGCCGCTCTACTCGCAGCTCAACCTCGATGGAGCGACGTCGCTTATGGTTCACGCATCTTCATCAGCAACATTATTGGTGACAACTGGGCCAGCGAAACTGGTTTTGGGCTACTCGGTGGCGACCACGATGAAATTCTTTTCGAAGAGTCCTACTATCCTTCGATTATTGATTTTCCGTTGCAGCTAGTAACTATGGGCGGAATGACTTGGAGTTTTGCAGAGTTCCTTTTAGCCGAAGACATTCAAGAAATCTTAGTCGAGCAACACTGGGCGACTGCCTAATGGGGAGCCTACAAGCTGCCGCAATGGCAGACACTGACTTGACGCTGGAGCAGGCACTTGCTTGGCATCTACGTTCCAACCACTATCCACCCGTACCTGAGTCGATGGTGCCAACTTGCATAGAAGCCATCAACGCCTACTGGGAAGATGACCTAGACAAAATGGTTAGCCTGCCTGCTGGCGTAAGTTTCCGAGGAGAAATCGAAGCGCCTGCTAGGGCAATTATTATCTCTCATCACCTCGATACTTGGTGTGCCGAAGAAGACTAAGTCCCCCTAACAACCTTAGTAAGTTGTAAAACTGCTTGCCCCCCTATAAGAAGCGCGAGACAAGCTATCCCCTTTTCTTGTCTCGCGTTTTCTTTGGGCGGGGGTGTATCCACTTTTTTACTGAAGGTTTCTACGCCGTTCACAAGAAGTTGCACTTTGTCTGCCGAGTGTGCTAGAGTTTGGGTAACAACAAAAAGGGAGAACAAAATGAAGTCAGAAAATCGCGAAGCCAAAATGGTTTTCGAAATGGTTATGAAGCTAGGCGGAGAGACAAACTACTCCGAGAGAACTAAAGCCGCAATCTGGGCAGAGTGCTTGAAGCCAGAATTACAAAATCAAGCCTTGCTTTATCTTTCAGGGTCAAGTGAGAGAGCGCATACAAGTCTCTACAACTTGCATACCACGATAGTGGACAAGTTCTTTCGTGACCCAATCGACAGCGAGTTGAGAGCCTAATGAAGCCAGAGTGGACTAAAGCGAGAAACAAGTTTCTCGAAACACGAAACATAATCTGGGCGCACAAAATTCGTGAAGCCGAACTAAAGGCTAGTGTCTTTTACGGAATTGGAGTGGCTTGCGGTTTCTTTTTGCTAATCAATTTCCTAACGCCGTTACCTGATGTTTTGAATGGCTGGCTATCACTAATAGGGGCTGGCGTAATTTTTACAGGGGCTACTATCGTAGTCAATGCCAAAGAAGTTCCACCGAGAATAAGGAGTGGCGTTGAGTATCGTCGTTAGAGAACTTACAGAGTGTTACAAGTGTGACACGCCGATAATGGCGGAAGTCGAAAGCGTTCACCCACTTTGCAAGAAGTGTGGCGAGAGTTTTGATGAGTGGTTCAACGCCGAAGTAAAAAAGATTTTGCACTAACTACCTAACCCCCTAAGAAAAAACCCCGTCGACCTTACCCCCTTTTGGTCGACGGGGTTTCTTTGTGCCGTTCGTAAAAAGTTACAGCAACTCCAGGCGTATCCACTTTTTTACTCGGCGCTCGCAATTCTGCCGATGGACTTGCGTTTTCGGTGTTTCTTGATAGGCTTTGATAAGTAACATAAGTTACTAAGTCGCAGAATGAAGGGGCAACAAAATGGGAGTAAAGTATCCAGAGATTCAAGTTCAACTCACTGGGAATGATGGAAATGCGTATTCAATTATGGGCGCAGTTTCAAAGGCGCTAAAGCGTGCCGAAGTTCCTCAGATAGAAATTGACCAATACATAAATCGCTCAATGAGTGGCGACTACGATAACTTGCTACAGGTAGCTGCCAGTTGGGTTCAGGTTCGCTGATGGCTAAGTTAGCGCTGCAAGTTGCACCTGATGGCGAGATTACTGAGCTAGACCTAGATTCGAACGCTTTGAGCGTGTTACAAGCTGCCGTTGATGGCTTGATTGAAGCCGTAGACCTAGCCAACGATTTAACCCTATGGGTGAATGAAGAAGGGCTACTAAGGAACGACTTGAAGCTGAACCTAATCGCCCAAGCTTTTTATTCTGCGCCTATTATGGGAACTATTGTTTTCACTGGTGGAACTGATGATGAAGGTGAGACACTAGGGCTTGATTCCATAAACGCAGCGAGTATCGAGCGAGTGTGCCAAATTTTCAGAGATGCGTTCAGTGACCTGAGCTGATGACCAAACAAACTAACCCCCGTCAAAAGTTGGCGGGGGTTTTTTTGCTGCCTTAGTTTGCAGCGGGAGCGTATCCACTTTTTTACCAAGGTTCCGTGTCGGCGCTCGCGATTTGCTTTTGGCAGAAAATCCTGCTAGGCTATCGGAGTAGCCAATCAGCTACATACTTAGAAACTAAATAAAGGGAGAGCAAAATGACTAACATCATTACGCGTTGGGTAGGAATTGAATCCGAAGAATTGAATCCAGAGAATTGGATCCAAGTTGGATTTAGATTTACTGACCAAGGAGGACACCGAGAGTATCGCGTGTTTGGGCAGCTCTATGGTGAGGACTTTGAAGAGACTTATTCTTCAGACACCGACAACACTAAGTCGTTGGCATACAGTTACTTCGGAGAGCAGCTCAAGCGAATCCAGAATGTGCAATTTAGGCTTTATGACACTTATGAAGTTTGGAATCACGATTTTGTTGAAGTAGCTTGTCAGACTTGTGCCGTTGATTTTGCGAGAGACAACTCGCTTGAATGGCGAAGCGGTAAGTCCACTAATTCATACACCGAGAACTCCGAGGAGTTAGGTGTAGGAGCGTCATGCACCCCGAATTACGAACTTGGGGAGAGTGACTATCCACACACTTGTGGTTGCGGTGTCTACTTGACCACCAACTTCACCACCGAAGGTGAGGACTATCTTCGAGAGAACTTCCCGAAGGGTGTTCAAAAGCTCTACAGCTACTAACCAGGAATTGACCCTTGGGCTAACCCCCAAGGGTTTTTTCATGCCCAAAACTTTGTTGCCGATTGACTTGACACTATCCAGTAAAGCTAGTAATCTATAGATAGATAATCAAGTGGGTTATCGGAAAAGGGGTTCAGAATGACAATTATCGCAACTTATCCAGACTTCAAAACCGTCACAGTATCGGTTGATGCTTGGAACGCGGACGCCACCGTTGAAGCCTTTATGGAACTGGGCGCATTGTTCGTGACAACCAAGTAGGGGCAACCCTATACCGATCACCCCTAGTCTCTGGCTAGGGGTTTTCTTTTTGCGAGCGCGAGTAGTCGGTATCCACTTTTTTACGCACTGCTACTTGGGCGCGGGATCGAGTTGCGGTTTGTCGCTTAGCGTGGTAGAGTTGCACCACAACAACTAAACAAAGGGAGATAAAATGCAAAAAGATACTACGCCTATTGCCGCCGACATCTACGAGAGAATCGAAATGTCAAAAAATGGTGACAAGGGAACTGTCTATGATGACTTGTCAGAGACTTTGGAATCTGGTAACTATCAAGAGTTCGAAGATTATTTCGGAGACACCGATCCTTTTGAATTCTTGTAATTCAAAAAAACAATTAGCCCGCTAGAGATAGCGGGTTTTTTGTTTGCCGTAGAGCTTGACAAGTGACAACTTTAGTATTAGACTTTGGGTATCAACCCAAGGGGGGTTGGTAAAAAGGAGACAAAATGACTAACCAGACTTACGAGAGAGTAGCCAATGTTTCATCTTGGGCGACAATGCTAAGCGGGCTTATTTTTGTAGGCACACTTGCATCGATCCTTGACCTAAATAAAGCGGGTTCTTGGTGGCAGAATGAGCAGCTAATGCCCGCACTAGCAGACTTTGGTTTAGCTAGTGGTTGGGTAATGATAATTGCGGCAGTAACTTGGTTCTTGGCTTACCGCCGTTACAACTACGGGCAGAAATAAAGGAGAGACAAAATGATAAAAATGGCACTGGTAAATCGAGTAGGCGTTAGCAACACGCTTAGTATGGTTCAAGGCGAGACTACAGTTCCCGCTTACTTGCTCCAGGAGAGCGAGGAATTCCTAGACTTGCTACGAACTGCCGTAGAGCTTGACGAACTCACCGATTGGGTGAACGAGAACTTTTAGGTTCGAGAGAAGATGCCCCGCTTTTGCGGGGTATTTTTTTGTCTGGCGGGAGTTTGAGGTATCCACTTTTTTACTAATTTCCGACACGCTCTAGCAGCCGATTTGCGCAAAAGGGTGAATAGGGGTAAGCTAGTTCCTACTAGCCAATTGGTTAGTAACCGAGCTAAAAATCAAAGGGGCAAAAAATGTCAGTAACCACCAAGGCGCAAGCCACCACCACCAAGACCACCAAGGCGACCAAAGTAGTTGTAGGTCAAGTTCGTGAGTTGGTTGAACTACGCGCCGAAATCACGCGCCTTGAGAAACTAAAGGTTGCGATTACCGCCGAAATCGAAATCGCTTTTGGGGTGAACAAGACTTCAAAGACTTCAGAGTTCGACACGCTTACTCACCAAGGTATCGAGTTCGCTCGCTACGATTGGAGAAGCCGTAAAGGGATTGATGAAGCCAAGTTGGCGCTAGAGTTTCCCGAAGCTTATGAAGCGTGTTTCAAGGCGGACAAGACCGTATTCGGGCTAGTCGTGTCGCTGTTCAAGTAACCAGAATACCGAGAGTGCCTCCCGAGAAATCGGGGGGTATTCTGCTGTCTGGATTTTTGGCGGGGCGGGGGTGTATCCACTTTTTTACTAGAGTTTTTTGCTGTGGGAAAGAACTTGACAAGTTTGCCGTGATCGTGATAAGCTAGCTTTAGCTAGCCAAGAAGGTTAGCAGATAAGGGGTAAGAATGAGTAAGCAAAAGGCATTCGCCAAAGTAGCAGAGTTAGGCGCTGCACTTGTTGATGATGGCGGGGTGTATCAGCTTGAAGCACCCGCTGGAAAAATCTGCGGTGGTGGTGACACTCACACTAGGGCGTTCAGTTACGAGGACGGCATCAAAGACCCGTGGAGTGGCAGGACGCTGTGGCAGGACGTCCTTGAGGAACTGAAAGACGGTTTTATAGATTGCCCTTATAGGGCATCGGGCTGTGACTACTGCGATCCTGAGTAGCCACAAGATTTACTGAAAGCCCCGTCCTAGTGGCGGGGTTTTTTATTGCCGATTGACTTGACACACTTATGCGCCATACAGTAAGCTTTAGATAGATAGCCAAGGGGGCTATCGGATAAGGGGTTCAAGATGAATAAGCCATTCGCCGTAGTGTTCGCAGGAGACTTGGGAGAGTTCTTTACGCCAGAGTTCTACGCCACCGAGGAAGTTGCCACTGCACGCCTAATTGAGTGCCGTAACACTCTCAAAGACCCTAGCCAAGTCAAAGTGATGTTGCTAGTCGAACTTGACTAGCTACACCGATTCATCACGCGACCCCTACTTCCGAGTGGGGGTTTTCGCGTTACCAAGTTGTTATCAAAAACTTCCTGGATTGACTTGACACGCGTGCCGTTATCCTGCTAAGCTGAACTTAGTTAGCTCAAGGGGAGCTGCTAGAAGGGGTTCAAAATGACAAAATTCATTCTTGACCAGAGCAACACTGGTGGAGTATTCCTTGACGGGATGCCACGCATTGCGGTGCTTATCGCTGCTACCGAGGACGATGCTTATGCTCAAGCGCGTGAGCTAGGCGTAGACTTCATGGATTTCTGCGAGTGCTGCGGCACTAGGTGGAACATTTCTGCTTATGACCCAAAGTTTCACGGCGACTTGGATGAGCTCGTAGCGTCCCGCAGTGACTCCGATTCATTCAAGTGGTAACTAGCCACACTGCTTCAACCCCTAGGGCTAACGCTCTAGGGGTTTTCCACTGTCTGGCGTGTCTGGCGTGCCTAGCAAGAGCGTCAGAGCGCGTCAATGGTGTTGCCTAGGCAATCACACTAGGGCAATAGGCTAAGCCGTTAGATTCGATCCTGGAGTGTCTGGCGCACTGGCGCACTGGCGGGTATCCACTTTTTTACTAAGGTATTTACTACGGGTAGCAGCTTGACAAACTCTAATACCGTGATAGTCTTATTCCATAAGTAGATAGCTTATAAAAAACAAAGGGATAAAATGAATGAATCATTAGTAGTAGCAGTAGTAGCATCTTCGGGATTAGAAAATCTTTATCATTTTGCACCGCAGGCGGGCAGACTAGAGCAACTGGAAGAGTTCTATGCCGAACTACTTGCAACTGGTCAGATCCTGGGCTATGAAATTAGTGACCTGAATCACGAGACCTTGAGTATTGCGGGAGAGACCCATAACCCCGCACACCGTCGCTAATCACTAACCGCAACCCCCTAGCCCCCAAAAGGTTAGGGGGTTTTCCATTGCCGTAGCCCTAGCCACTAGCAGTTAGTGATCATAGCCAGGTGTGACTTGTTGTGCCGAACACGGCTAATGTAGCGCCCCAATTGTTAGTAGCTACTTTAGGTTGATAGATAGTTATCATCAACCATCAATAAGCCACACCCCCCTAGTGATTAGTTCCTCAGACTACCTGCCGCATCTTGTGGCAATTGCTTATGGAGTTTATTAGAGGATCTAGATAACTCGTCAAGATGCCGATAAGCACTTTTAGGGTGTCTACAGGATCGCTACTCTCACCTAATGAATCTTCTATGGACGCGCCCTAGTAAAAATCCTTGAGTGACCTTGAGAGTTTGATCCCTAGTTACTAGTCAATAGTTAGAAACTATAACTACTTGGCACTAGTGACAACTACTAGACAACACTCTCAGTTGGAGCATCATCACTACATAAATCATCTTTTATTCTTTGACGTTTTTTTGCATAAATTGCAGCACTTGCTTATTACCCCTTGTCGTTATGTAAAGCTGGCAGACCCCTATGTTTTTAGGAAACGTTTGAAACGCACCCGTAGGCATACCGCTTCCGTCTCACCCGTCAAAATCAGTTCATGGCCAGTGTAGCATACCCCCCTCTAATTCCAAAACCTCGTATCGTAAACGCCCTTATTCCAATAAAAAATCCAAAAAATTTTCCAAAAAAATACGTCCAAACCTAGCCCTGTCTACTAAACTGGACATTCATCCGGTAAAATGGATGGATGTCTAGAAGAACCGCACGTGGTCAGCAGCTCCCCCCTCAAGAGGTAGAGTTCCTAAATTCTCTTGGTAAAATAGATCAAGTTAAGCGCGTCCATGATTTATATCACGCAGGTTGGTCTCTAGATTCCATCGGATCCGCAATGCTGCCCAAGCGACCTAGGACAACGGTGCGCAGCTGGGTTATTCGCGAGGAAAACAATCCGCAACCGGAAACAGACGCCCCTATCCCGACCCCTGTTTACAGAACCGAGGAAGGTAGTTACGGGAAGCCAGCATTTGAGTCACCAGGCATACCTCAAGAATCTTTCTACGCAATCCAGGAGCTAGCGCCACTAGCACGTGGGTACAGATCACGGATGGCAACAACATCTGCCGCGGCCGTGGCTAATGACCGACTCTCTGGGGTGTGTATCACTCTCTATCAAAAAGGAGTGCCCATAAGGGAGCTCGCTGAGGCGGCGGGAGTTACTTACAGAGCTATGTACAAGAGGGTGAAATTATAGATTTTTAAACCTACAACTTGACAACTTAATAAACGCCCCTATATAGTGGGCAATACGACTGAGTACTAACGCAAGGAAAGGTAGGTCGTGAACTATGAATAAAATTTCAGAAGCACTAATATTTTTAGCAGCAATAAGCATGACAGCATCAACCTCTGGAGCAGTAGCAGAAGAGATTAACCCCGCTGAGAACCTCGAGAACGTCAAGATTATCTACCAGACGGTAGCTGTAACCGAAGAGATCTCGCCATTAATGGAACACGCTGATGAGTTTGCCAACCTAAACGGTAAAATTGCTGAGCTACAGGGCACGTTAGAAGCTAAGCAGAGTTATATCTACATAGTGAAGAAACAAAAAGAAATTGCACTTGAGGCTCAAGAGCAGCTCTACGTTGATATAGACGTAGCTCTTGCAGACCTAGCTAAATACGTTGGAGTCACTCCTTACGTTCTCAGTGGATCTACCCCTCAAGCCTGGGATTGTTCCGGTCTCACACTTTGGTTTTACGAGACCTACAGAGGAATCACCCTCCCACACTCCGCTACCTCTCAACAAAATGAAGGCACAGTTGTAGACGCGCCTATTCCAGGAGACATAGTGGCGTTTACCAATATTGGCTTCGAGAACGCGTATCACGTTGGAATCTACCTCGGTGGTGGTCTAATGATAGACGCGCTTAATGCGAACAAAGACACCGTAATGCAGAATATTGCGCAGTTTGCAGACTCCGAGAATAGCAAGGTTGCATATATCCGTTATTAGTGTTATGATATTTCGATGGAGACAGACATGAACATAGATACGATAGTTTCATGGACAGCGTTTATAGCAATAATTTTTGGTATCTACGTTGTTCCTAAGTACTACACGATCCATAAGGTACGAAAACAAAAAGTAAAAAATAAGACTAAGCGAAAGCTACCTCCTCCTGCACCGCTCCTAGGAGTTATCTACCCCGCTAAACGACGAAAAGAGAAATAACATACTATGAAGCTAATTAGATTTCTACGTTCCATCGAGTGGGCAGCAGTGTTTGCGGTTTTACTATCTATAGCGGCAATTATTAATGCCTATATCACTAAAGATGTATCAACTACTATTGCACTCTCTGCATCTGCGCTCACACTAGCCTTTCTTGCCTCTCAGGCAAGTAGTTGAAAATGGGGTCAATGACTCCTATTGCAAAGACTATAAGAGCGTCTAGTCCTCAGCATTTTCTTGACTTGCTACCCTATAGCGGTGTCTTCGAGATAGATGACTGCGTGATAGAAATTGCGCACCCAGATTCTGCAACAACAGATGATATTGACAAAATAGTTAGGACCATGGAGTCTATGATTCACGTTGTAGATGTTAGAGTTTCCAGTACCCCCGCTCAACTTGAAGACGATTACTTCACCGTGATAGTTACTCAAGTTCTCCCAGACAGCCCGGCTTACATCAAGCAGAGAAAAAAGAAATGACAATAATTATGATAGAAGCACCTAAGTACCAGAAGAAGAATCAGCAGCTCCCTAAAGAGGTGCACGAATTCTTTTCAACTCCTGGATTAAGCCTTTCAAGTAGAGACGGCATAATCCGATCCCTAGCCGACGCTGACTGGACATTCGAAGCAATAGCCGGGGCAAGTGGTATTACTAGGGAAAGGGTTCGACAGATATCCAAAACCCAGCACATGATGTGGCCAGCTGACCCCAAACTCTCGGAGCACTCACTTGACATTCCAGAGCCACCGATAAAATTCGAAAAGCCAAAGCGCGAATACATCGAGCCATCGCCTAAGACCTTGCAACGTTTGTTAGAACTTCAGCCGTACGCTCAGCAGGTTCGCTCGAACGGGACTAAGTATCGCGAAGAAGCAGAAGAATATACTGCTCTTCTAAACCACGCACACACTGTAGAAGAGGTTACGCTCTATCGTTTGGCTAAGCGCCTAGGAATTACTCACGGAGCTATTCGATTCCGCTTGGTTCGTTACGGATACAAGAAGGCAATCACTGCAACATCAAAGGTGTACATGCCCATCATTCGCGACAATCGTGCGCTAGACGGTAAGTAACAACTAACAGTTTGTAAAAGAAAACCCCTTGTAGAGATACAGGGGGTTTTTGTTTATTTTTCTATGCGCTAGACTGGAGACCTTATGGCTAAAAGTATTATGGAACTTATTGCAATGCTCCCTCCAGAGGAGCAGGCTGCTGCACTAGAGGGGATTGATCCAGACGCCCTACTCTGGGACTGGAAAGTTTGGGCGCGCCCCGAGCAACTTCCTCCTACTGACGACTGGAATGTTTGGTTGGTTCTTGCCGGGCGTGGATTTGGAAAAACCAGAATGGCCTCCGAGTGGGTTCGCGAGACGGCAAAGTACACAACTGAAGGTCAACGTCGGTTTGCACTTGTTGCTCGTACTGCTGCTGACGTTCGAGACGTAATCGTCGAGGGCGAATCCGGGATCATAAACATTTCCCCTCCTTCAGAGAAGCCACACTACGAGCCGTCTAAAAGACGCCTAACTTGGCCGAACGGTAACACTGCGACATTGTTTACGGCAGACGAACCTGATGGTTTGCGTGGACCACAATTTAGTCACGCATGGGGGGACGAAGTTGCCGCCTGGCGGCAGACCCCAGACGCTGCGGGCATGACTGCTTTTGACAACTTACGAGTCGGTACTCGTCTTGGTAAGAATCCTCAGATCTTGGCCACCACCACTCCGAAGCGCACTCCGCTTCTCTATAAACTTATTGAAGAATCTCGCACAGACAAGGCGACTGCCGCAAAGGTAGTTGTCACAAAAGGCTCCACAATGGACAATGCTGGAAATCTCTCCGGTGCATATCTTGAAACTATTATGGGCGTCTACGAAGGCACGTCGCTAGCTCGACAGGAGCTCTATGGCGAGATGCTTGATGACCTAGAAGGAGCGATGTGGAATGAAGAATTGGTTGAAGCAGCTAGACACACTGATTACCCTGCGTCTACTCCGCTACGTGTTATCGGCGTCGACCCTTCGGTTGCTGAAAATCCCCGCGACGAGTGCGGTATTGTTGTCTGCGCATCGACTGCAGAACACGACCTCTATAAGCGTAATGCTTGGGTTCTTGAGGACGCTTCAATTCATGGTTCCCCAGACACCTGGGCCCGTAAAGTTGTGGAAATGGCTCGTAAGTGGGGTTGTCCCGTTGTTGCCGAAGTTAATCAAGGTGGCGCGCTCGTACGAAATGCCATCAACTCTATTGACCCCAGCGTCACAGTCCTTGAGGTCCACTCAAAGTACGGAAAACAGCTAAGAGCAGAGCCAATTCTTCTTGCATACGAGCAAGGACGAGTCCACCACGTGAACTACCTCCCAGAACTAGAATCTCAGATGTACTCTTGGATCCCAGGAGAGGGTAAATCCCCTGACCGCATCGATGCAATGGTTCACGCTATGACTGCTCTACTAATTAAACCACCACCGGGCTTTTCTGGTGGTAAATTGCGTGCGAAAAGCCTCGCAGATCGCAAAATGGGCGTAACTAGGCCTAATACTGGCCAAGTTGGCCGCGTTTTTAGGGCTAGATAGTCATGAAAATTATTTTAGACAAGTTCCCATGCCACTTATCTGCAGTAGCAGCAGATAGGTTAGAAGATATTTCTCAGCTGAACAGCTATCAACCTACTCATGGTGCTAACTATATGAGCAAAACTAGAGTAATATTAACCGAAACCGAAATAGTAGTAGCAAAAGATGACCATGACGGACCTGTTGTAGTGTTTCAAGAGAAGTACGCCCAAGTATTCCTATCAAAAAAGCCCGACGAGGACACAAGGGTTGTAACTATTAGCGGTAAGATGCTAGCATTTAAGAAAGATACCGCCTGCGGATGCGGTTCTCGCCTTCGTGGTTGGAATCCATACAGGACTTTAAGCTCAATTAAGGATTAATATGACTATAGATGCGTTTACTTTTGTAATTCTCGCTCTTGGAGCGTACCGTGCAACCCATTTGATCACAACCGACGCCATTGCAGACGGATTTCGCAATAAGGTTTGGTCAAAGTTCCCACCAACCACTAAAATTGGGTACTTAATCACTTGTAACTGGTGTACAGGGTTCTGGATGGCGGGCATTTTTGTCGTCGGAGCGTCAATCCTACCTCAACTTACCTTTGTGGTATCATTAGTCTTGGCTATATCTGCCTTGATTGGAATTATTTCCGCTTGGACAGAGCGCTAAACAGACAGGGAGCCCGTCTTGGGTATTTTTAAAAAAGAACCACAGCAGTTACAGGCTTCCGGCCGTAATTTACGCGCCTCCGCCCCAAAGAACACTACTAGCATTGCCCCGGGTGTCTCAGTTGACTCTTTTGGTATTATTTATGCTGAACCACGCGCGTTCAACGCACCTAGACCAATAACTGCTGCTGCTGCTCAAGTAAAGCTAGATGATAAAACTGAAGCAGAGTACTTTAAAGCTCGCAGGAACTCCGCCGCTACCTCTTGGCAGGGCGAAGCATGGGAATACTACGACGCAATTGGTGAGATTAAATATGCCTTCAACCTAGTTGCGTCTGTTGTCTCAAGAATTCGTCTATACGCAGCAGCTATAGGCAATCCGAGTGAAGCACCTTCTCCAATTGTTTCAGTAGCTAAGATAGAGCCCCGACTAGCACAAGCTGCTCAGCGAGCCCTCGACCGCTTGAGCTCTGCCTACGGTGGACAGCCTGGTCTTTTAAAAGACGCAGCGCTAAACTTGCAAGTTACTGGAGAGTGCTACCTAGTTCAGGTCCCAGAACGACTAGGATCGGGCTACCCCGAGACCTGGGACATCAGATCAACCGATGAGCTACAAGTTGATTCTAGGGGTAATTACATTCTTAATCCTCGCAGTGACCCAGCTGGCACCGGTGGTGTTGGAAAGGGTACTGGTGATATCATTCATCTACCAAAAACTTCATATGTTGGTCGCATTTGGCGAGCTCACCCTCGCTATAGTCAGGAATCTGACTCTTCCCTAAGAGGTTTATTGGACCTTTGCGCTGAATTGCTACTACTGAATAGGACATTCCGTGCGACTGCAAGATCTCGCCTTAACGCTGGTGCTCTCTACCTACCTGACGGCCTATCGGTGGCTTCGACTCCGGACCCAGACTACCCGTACGACGAAGACGGTAATTACAACGAGCAATATAATCCCGAAGAGGCCGCAGACGACTTCGAAGATCAGCTAATCGATGCAATGACCACCCCGATTAAGGACGAAGATTCTGCATCTGCAGTTGTGCCCTTAATTATCCGTGGTCCAGCAGAGCTTGGCGACAAGATCAAGCAGTTTAAGTTCGAACGTTCCTTCGACCCAGCTCTTGGAGAGCGCTCCGACCGTGTACTAGAGCGTATCATGCAGGGCCTAGACGTCCCCAAAGACATCGTAACGGGACTTGCCAACGTTAAGTACTCTAACGCGCTGCAGATAGACGAGAGCCTCTACAAGGCTCACATTGAGCCTCTGATGCTTCTGATAGTTGACGCCTTGACAGTCATGTATTTACGTCCATACCTAATTGCCAACGGTTACTCTGAGGCAGAAGTTAAAGATGTCTGCATTTGGTATGATCCTAGCCTAGTGTCTACCAGAAACGACCGCGCTACAGACGCGGACTCTGGATTTGACAAGATGGCAGTATCATTTGACACCTGGCGTCGCGCACATGGATTCTCTGCGGCAGACGCACCGGATGCTAAAGAGCTTGCACTTCGTTTAGTGATGCAAAAAGGCATGGTAACACCTGAACTTACCGAGGCGATGCTACAGTCGGTGGCTCCAGAGATGATGGGTGCACTCAGGCAGCAGACCATGGAAAATAATGGTGCTGCTATTCCCCCAGAGATTGATGATCTTTTGACCCCAGCGGGTACTGGTGCTTCGTCAACTACAGAAGATGTTGCTGAAGAATCAACGCAAGAAGAAACAACACCGCCACCACTAGCAGAGCCAGAGGCTTAACATGCATATTGATCAAAAACCAGAACTAGTTGCAAGATTGGCAAAATTACTGGCTAATACAGTCACGGCTAAATTTATCCTCCACGGCTATCACTGGAACGTCTTGGGCCCAGACTTTGGTGAGTATCATAAGTTCTTTAAGACTCTATATAAGGATGTAGACGGCTCAATAGACGAGTTGGGCGAAAATATTCTTAAAGCTGGATTCCCTGCGCCATATCTTCTAAGTGACTATATAGAGATGTCCTCTATCAAAGAAGAGCGCTTAGATGGAACTTCTCCCGTTTTCTTGCTTCAGTCTGCTAAAAGAGTTAATGATGAATTAGTTCACTCTCTATTCGACGCATTTAAGATGGCAGAAGAGTGCAATGAGCAAGGACTAATGGATTTTCTTGCAGGCCGTATTGATACACATAAAACATTCAACTGGCAGATCAATGCATTCCTAGGAGTTCGCTAAATGTCTGAGTACTTTGATAAAGTTTTAAACGCCTCTGGAGAGTACGCTTCACCAGAACAGATTCTCGATAACGATAAGAAGGAAGCTCCCGAAGGTTATCACTATATGCCAGACGGAGAGTTAATGAAAGATTCAGCGCACGAAGCAGCGGCTCTAGAAAAAGACTCTGACGATCCTTGCTGGAAGGGATATGTCCAAGTAGGTACAAAAAAGAAGAACGGCAAAAAAGTACCAAACTGCGTCCCTTCTGCGGCATCCATAGATGAGATAGTTGCAAGTGTTAATAGTGAGTTTGGGCACTCCAGGCGAGTTCGCAAAGAAGATGCCTATCAAGTTGCTAGAAAAGCCTGCGACAAATATAGCTACCTCGGAGACACCGAAGAACTTGAGTTAGCGATTCTGTGGGAAGTATTCACATACGTAGAATATGCAACCGAAGGCGTTTCTGAGGATCTTGAAGATTTATCAGAGTATTCTATTCTTCTACCAGCCGGACATCCGGGAAGAGACTCTTCAATTGCAGACTCCCTTGAGTGGGTCTATGGTGCCCCTGACTTGGATGACTTTGCCAAAGAAGCACTTCTTTCTGCTTTTGATATAGGCTCCGGCGGCATAGAGGTATTGCATGCGACCACTAGGCTGAATGTCCTAATTTCCAGTGGTGCGCTCAGTCCAGTTACTGTTTATCACGTGGAAACCTTAAAAAATAAAAAGAATCAAGTCAGTTAGGTTTTATTAGGGTAAAATTTAGAATAGCTTTCTATCTATATAAAGGATTAAATTTATGTCCGACTCCCTTAAGTCAATAATTGCAGTGGGTGGAAACTCTAGTGCTTCAAAAAGCCTGAGGGCTAGGAAGCAACCTCGTGATAAAAAAGGTCGTTGGGTAACAACAGGCGCAGCCATGTTTGCAAGCGTCTCGCTCTCTAATGGCAAAATATTAAAAGTAAAAGGTAGGGCCGTTGGAGGCACTGCAACCAAAAAGGGTGAAAAAAATGATATTCGCATGCTCGTTGACAAGGGCTACGGAGCTTCGGGAATTCCAGAAAATACGGTACTTGAAGTAGACTCTAAAAATGGTGAGCTAGAGTCCAAGATTCAGATAAATCGCGACTTCTTGAAGAAGAAGGGTATTGACCCCGATCTGCAGCATGACCTTCCTAAGTCAATAGCTGATATGCCTCAGAAGCTAGAGAACATGAACGCTCAGCCGGGCGATGAGCTAGATATTGAACTTGCCACCAATGGACTGACTGATGAGGAAGATAAAGAATTCCGCGCAGAGCGCGACAAGGAGCCTCTAGCAAAACTTCCACCAGCACTTGCAGAGCAAGCTGTTGAAGGCGAAGACGTTAACAAACTTCTAGACGAAGCGGGCAAGGCAGACTCTCCTTTTATTGATCTCATACCAAAGTCTGCACTCGAGGTCATAAAGCTACGTGACGCGGGTCTTATAGACTCTACAGGAGGCATTCAACCTGGTGCCAGGTTTGTACCAGGAACACGGATGTATGGCGGGACGTGGGACACTAATGACTATTGGTATAACCCAGATGGAAGTGTTGTTAGGATTCGCAATGAGAAGGTAGGTAGCAAATCTACACTTCCTACCGGGGTGCTTGATCCTGATATGTTACGCGACATGTGGACCCCAGCTGACGTAAAAAACCGAAACCCCGCTAAAGTCGCAGACAATGCAATTGCAAATATTATGGCTGAAGTCAGTCTGCATGGAGATACCGAGGTAAAATTCGAGGCTCTGGACGAGCTGTTTAGTGAAAAAAGCAGCCTCAAGCCAACGGCTCCTATGAATCTAAATGTTGGAGACGTAGTTCGCTCGAAGGCAGGTAAAGATTCCGTCATTGTTGACTTGAAATTGGATCCCAGCAGTGGCGGTAGATCATTCATGAAACTACAGAATGAGGATGGCACCGTAGCAGAGGTTCCTATAGATCTGACCAGGAAACTTAACGTTGTGCAAGGCAGAAAAGCTACTATCGCTCAGCCTACCGAGCCTACTGAGCCAACTGCGAAAGCAAAACCAGCTAAGCCAGCTAAGCCCGCTCCAAAACCGGTAGATAAGACCACAGAGCTACCTACTACTAAAGAAGAGCCACCTCTACTTCCGCCAACTAGTACTACAGAAGGCCCGCCTGAAGATAAGATCGATGATGGCGGCGACATCGTTCACAGCCCCCTAACTGATGAAGAGCGCACCGAGGCAGTTAGAAAAAAGATACCTGCCTTCATAACTAAAATGGGACGCATACTAGAATACTTTGACAATAACGGAAAGAGGAAGCAAGCTTCCGACCCGTTTGAGCTACTGAACTCGCTAGCCGAAGCGTATCCAAACGCTAAATTTACTCCCGAGGGCGACGCGCTAATTCTCGATCGCAGAATAGACAGCGACGGCAGAATTTTTGAGCTTAAAGCATCTAACACTGGATCTAAAGCCTTAGTTTACTCCATGAATTGGACTGATCCCGAGACTGGCGAAGTTGAAACTCTAATTCACTACGACAAGCGTCACTCTATAACATCAGTCTTTAGGAAAGACAACTCCTCGGATGGTCTGATGGCTAAACTACTCAGCGTTGAGCCATTGAAGCAGGGAAATGCTTCACCTATTCCTGGTTTCGGCGAGGCCTCTCTCAGAGAGCGTGCTGAGTGGTACAAGATGAAGCAGAAAATGTTTACCCCAGAAGGTCTTGCAACTTTCTATGGCAATGGCCGTCCAAAGATTTTCCACAAAGACAAGGGCACATTCAAGCACCGAGACGTACTTAGTATTTGGGAAGCTTACCCTGAGTACAAGGACAACTCTGACGACCCTGAGCTGAAAGATGCGATATATCACGGTCTCCTTGGAGTGTTCGGAAGACTTCCTATTGATTCACGTGCCCACAGGGCGGCTAGAAAACAGCTAAGACTAGAATTTAAAAATCGGTTCCCTGAGGAAAGCGCTCGCAAGATGGGCGGACTAATTACTAACGCCTCTAGGATGTCTATGGGCAAAACATACGATCTAGACGCTGAGACTAAGGCTAATCCTTACGCATCAAAGAACCGTGTCACGCCTATTGAGCCTGGCCAGGTTGTGGAGTACAAAAACAACAAGGAAGAGCTATTGAACCTCGTTGTAATTGGATATGCACCTAACGTCAACGTTAGCCCAGGTAATGAAGGCTACGATTACAATGACTTTATATACCTAAAAGATGCCGATGGAAAAACTGTTCGCCTTAACGCCATACAGTTGAGGATACTGAAAGACCAGGACACCCCGCTAAGTAAATATAGTCCAAACATTGATGGTAAAGAGCTACGAGATCACCGAGCAAACCTTGGGTTCTACGGAGACTCCTCTACCGACAGCCCTAACGACCCAACAGGCGTTGACACGTTTGCCGCAGAGCCCGACGCCCCGTTACCAGATGTTGTAGATGATCTAGAGCCTGGTGACATGTTGCCTAATCTAAACGGTGAAGGTACTCTCGGAGAGATCGTGTCTTCTAGGTTCGTTAGAGGCGAAGATGGCGAAGAAAGTATTGCATTTACAGTAGCTACTAGTGGCGGTGGAACCGAAATCATAGTGTACGCTCTTGGAGAAGAGATACCAAAAAAAGATTAGCCCCTGCGCAAGGGGGCGATAGCCCAGAAGAGGACAACGATGGCTCAGGATCAGGAACAACCAGTAACTCAGGAAGATCGAGACAGAGCGGCGAAAGCATTCCCGGACGTGGAGTGGACCGAGGAGAAGATCCAGGAAGCGAAAGCACTAGGTTTTCTGTAGAGAGTAAGCTACCCGAGACAGCTCGCGCCCAAGAGCTCCGAGATAAGGGTCTTGCAACTCCTGATCTATTTGAGCTTGATCCAGTAAAAGATGCTGAAGATTTTCGTGCATCTATAGAACTACTGAAGCAGAATAATAAATGGGCATCATCCGTATATGTCTATGACCTTGAGGAATACCAAGCTATGCGACTATTCTCCACAGAGGACGGTACGGCAGGGATTGCACTAAAGCCCAATGGTGACATTGTCTCTGGTTTTGTCTATGGAGACTCGCCACACAAGGGAGCTATCTCATCGATGCTATCTCAGATGGTAGATCAAGGTGGTGACAGGCTAGATGCATATGATACTGTGCTGCCAGAAATATACGCTAAGGCAGGATTCAAGCCGGTAGCTCGAGTGCGATGGAATAATGAGTTCGCACCAGATGGCTGGGACAAAGAAACCTACAGTAAATTTAATAACGGTGAGCCAGATGTAGTAATTATGGCTTATGATGCAGATCGCATTGGATCTAAGTACGATCCTCAAGAGGGAGAAGTCTTTGACGACTACGACGAGGCTATCGCTGCTAGGGACCTACAGCTAAAAAACACCGCTGAAAGACCAGGGCCCTCTTGATTGAGAGTCCTCTGACTTTGGTGTAAATTAGTATACTATTACAATAAAGTTAAAAAATTCTACTAACTAGGTACCCCTGAGTAGGCTCTCAGATAAATAGTAAGTATTATATGATAAGATTGTAGCTGGATCCAACTAGCTACCGAAAGGTTAGGATCAACATTATGGCTGAAGAGAAGTTTGAACTTTCTGGTGACCCTACGATTTACTTTTATGTAGACAAAAACACCGACCAAGTAGATGGAATCTACATGTTTAGCATGTTCGGCATTATGGGCCGAATCAAAGGTGAAGACTGGGAAGTGGCATCGCGCGCAGAAGAACCCTTGAATGGGTACATCACATCCCCTGAGAAGTATACGATCTACTCTTTCGACTGGGACACAGATATCCTTCTTGCAAAAGACTCCGACCCAGATGATGACGAAGAGTGGAACCCGACAGTAATTCAAGCTTGGGGGCGTGGCGAGGATCTCTCCGTAGCCGACATCTCAGGATTTAGCAGGATAATTTCGGCTGGCGAATCAGTCGACCCCTCTGAAGTAACCCCATCTTAATAACGGAGTATGATGAGCACTAATCGTATGTACACCATCCCTGGCGGCGTTCAGAATGAAGCTAAAAAGGCTTTAAACTGGCGCAAGGAGGCCAAGCGAGGTGGCACACCGGTAGGAATTAATAGCGCCCGTACTCTTGCAAAGGGCGGTCAAATTGGTATCGAAAAAATTCGTCACATTGCTAAATACTTCCCTCGTCATGAGGTTGACAAGAAAGCAAAAGGCTATGAGCGTGGAGAAGATGGGTTTCCATCTAACGGCCGCATTGCATGGGCTCTTTGGGGTGGAGACGCTGGGCAGAGATGGGCTTCTGCAATTGTAGAGCGTGAAAACAAAAGAGCCATCGCTGCAGGTGGATATGATCTATCTCATGGCGAATCCGATTACAGAGAAACGCCCCACTATGAGCCTGACCTCAGTGCGTTTAAGCAAGCCCACGAATTAGACCTATTCCTTGGGCCAGAATTCATGGTTCGTATACGTCTAGACAATTCTGGTATAGATCGTCTATATAAAATTGATGTTGATGGAATGGTATCCGTCTGGGACGACTGCGGCTGGGACGACATGGGCCACGTTGATGGTGATGTTTATTCATACGACCGAGCTTTAGATGCTGATATTGAAACTTCCGAGTTCGACCATGTAATAATAGACCCCTCTGCTGCGGTAATTATTTCAGCCTTTCTACAGGCTAGACCTAATCAGCCGGTTAGATTAGATGAGATAGACCCAGAAGAAACCAGGCTTGTAGCCGATGGTCTTATGGAAGAAGACTTTGTAATGATCGACAGGGTTATTACTGCTGCCGGGACCACAGATTCCCCTACAGATAAAGACGGTGACTTTACTCCTGAAGAAAGATCTAATCTAGCCAAAACTCAGCCGAGAGACGCTAGTGGGCTTTTTGTTAAGGTCGGCTCGCGAACTGTTGTTGGCGGAGACACAGAGCGAGGTTCTGGAGTAATTACCGGGATTGATTACGCGATGGGAAAAGTTAAGGTAAAACTTGACAGCGGAAAAGATATTTCCGTGGACTCTAAATTCACGCAAGGTGAAGACTCCGTTGAGGGGCCGATGCCAGTTCCAAAAAACATCGCTCCCTTAGACCTCAGCGGTATCGTTGCCGAGCCCAGGACCCCAAGAAACTCTCCAATTGCTCGTCTACCCGGGACACTGCCAGTTTTGAGTGATAAAGATATTAATTCCATTATTAATGATTTTCCATCATATGTAGCAAAAATGCGTAAGTCTTATAAAACTTATGATGACAAGCCTAAGGGTTTAAAGGCATATGACAAGAAATTAGTTAAAGAACGTCACGGTATAAACGCCGCCGCCACTGGTGACGTAGATCAGATTAACGACCCGTCGGAATCGGACGTCACTGCTAAATACTTAGCGATCGTGTCTCCTGACGACAAGGGTGCGGTAATGGATTTGATTGCAATTGTTCCTGCAGCAACAAGCTCTACGCAGCCGGAAATATACGAGCGCAAAGAGGGCAAGTGGCAGAGAAGTGAACAGCTTCTAATGGACTTAAAATCATCAACACCACCTCCCGTAGTCGAGCTTGATGATAAAAAAGTTCTAGACGATGTACTTAAGCAAGCTGACGAGGCTTCACCTATGCAGGCATCCGCATACGAATTCTCCATTTTCTGGGAAAGAGTAGTGGAGCCGTTGCTCTCAGCTGGTGGTGCTGACCGTAACCGTGGTAATGCAGATGCACTTCGTCGCTACTGGACTAAGGGCAAGGGCGCAGCAAAAATCCGTTGGAACACTCCCGGTGATTGGACTCGCTGTGTTCGCCAGCTCTCTAAATACATGGGCCCACGCGCGAAGGGCTACTGCCAACTTCGCCACAAGGAAGTAACTGGTGTCTACACTGGAAGCGAAAAAAATGTTGGAAAGAGAAAGGGCTTAAAAGCTTCTACTTCTCTATTTGCAACTGAGAAAGAATTTGATTCAGCAGTCTTTGAAAAGTCTCGTCTAGCAGCAATAGCATCCGATGCGCGTGAAAAGGTTGCTCTAATCGCTGATGCTTCCTATGGTAAGTCCGGGGCTGAATTCTACATACCTCTGATTGTGCCTGAAGAAGCCGAATCTGGTGATGGTAGAAAATTTAAAAAAGGCTCGATAAGCGTACGTGACTTACCGATCCCGCTTCTTTGGCAGATCAAAACTGGTGCAGGTCACGATGGATCCGTAGTTGTAGGTCGAATTGACTACGTTGAAAGGATTGAGGGAGGTGTTGGAAACGCTCGTGGTGTTTTTGATTCCGGCCCTTACGGTCGCGAGGCAGAGAGATTAGTTAGATATGGTTTCTTGCGTGGAGTCTCCGTGGATTTAGATCAATTTGAGGCACAAGAAAACAAGAGCCCAAAGACTGAAAACTCTGAAGATGGCGAAGTTATGGGCAAGGATAAATTGACCATAAACAAGGCCCGTATTATGGCTGCTACAATTGTAGCTAAGCCTGCATTTCAGGAGTGCAGCATATCATTGCAAGAACAAGGGGAGCAGGAGTACGAAGTGACCCCTAAAGATGGCATATATGAAGAATGCATTGACGGTTTTTGCGACCTTGAACCAATCATGGCTTCTGGGTACCTGGAATCCGAGATTCCAATGGCACCACCTGCCCAATGGTTTGCTGACCAGAAACTTCTCAAGCCAACGCCACTAACTATAGATAAAGACGGTCGTGTCTACGGACACATAGCCGCGTGGCACATTAGCCACATTGGACTGCCACGCTCAACTAAGCCTCCTCGATCTCGTAGCAAGTACGCATACTTCAACACTGGAGTAGTCAGTACTGCCGAGGGCACTGATGTCACCGTTGGTCAACTAACCCTTGCTGGTGGCCATGCTCCACTAAATGCGGACGCTTCATCTGCTGCCAGACATTACGACGACACCGCCTCAGCTATTGCAGATGTGCACGCTGGCGAGGATCAGTTTGGTATTTGGGTATCTGGCTGCTTGCGTCCAGACGCTGATGAAATGCAGATACGAGCACTTCGCGCCTCAGCACCTTCTGGGGATTGGCGTCCAATTAATGGGTCCTTAGAACTGGTTGCTGTTTGTCAAGTTAACGTTCCTGGATTCCCTACTGCACGTGCAATGATTGCATCCGGCAAAATATTCGCGCTTGTTGCCGCTGGAGCTAGCCATATGGCAGTACTAAAAAGCCAAGCAGTTCAGACGTTATCTCAGAAAGCAAACACTCTAGGTCAGCTCGCCGCTACTGCTCCAGACCTAAAGATGAGAGTAAGAGCTGCCAAGAAATCTCTTCGCGAGGCCAATCTAGAGGCAATAACCGCTAGCGCTACCCTGATGAAGGAAAAATCACTAATTGCTGCTGCAGTATCAGAGCTGGCTAAGATCCCAAGTGATCTAAGGATGGAGTTAGCAGAAAAGGGCTACGCCATGAAAGATGGCTCTTACCCCATTCGTGACACTTCTGATTTACAAAACTCCATTAAAGCGTACGGAAGAGCAAAAGACTCTGAGAAATCCGCAGTGCGTAAGCACATAACCAAGCGTGCTCGTCAATTAAAGGGATTTAGTATGATTCCTCAGGAATGGGCTTATGCAAACTCTACGGAAGCAGCCGACAAGGTTGACTTAATGCGTAGATCAATCACTGCCGCAGCAAATTCTGATTGTGGTTGCGACTTACCTGTTGAAACAGTGGTGGCTGCTGTTCCGAAAGATGAAATCTCTGAAACTGAGCTAAAGAAGCTAAAAGACGCAAAGTCTGAAGCCGACAAGCAAACCGAAGAAGAGATTGAAGCAGCTAAGGACGTCAAGTCTGGTAAAATAGACCCCAACGGTCTAGACGAGGGTGGCAAGCCTAAATACATCTCCGGTGTAAACCAGCCACGCGACGCAAAGGGTAAGTACCGAACGGTTCTGGCTCGCCTAAAACAGAACTTAGGTGTTGCAGGTCTGACAAAAGCATTGAAAAAAGCTGAAGATGCTGAGAACCTAGACTTTGCTGGTGACTATCAGGCTTCTGCGGACGCAAGCGGCGAGCTGATCGGCATGATCGACCGAATTGACTCAAAAGCCTTAAATTCAGAAGCATTGGAGAATGTTCGCGCAACTGCCGGAGAGTTGGGCAAGGTTATTTCAAATCTGCCCCTGCCTTTTGGTAAGGACGCAGAAAAACTAAAGTTTAGCGATCTACCGTTTGGACTAAAGGATTTAATCAAGAAAATGATTACCCGTGTCGAGGCAAAAATCGGTAAAAAGGATGCAAATATTGCTACGCAAAGTTTGAAATCCTACATGTCGGGTGCAGATCTGTACTCTCAGGGTGAAGTTCAATCTGAGATGAGCAAGTTGCTCCGACTCCTTACCTAAAAAGTAGGGTAAAATTATCCCTAGGTGGAGCGCCTCTCGTTTTTACGCAGAGTCCCTCGGCCTTGACTGTAATCAAGGATGCTAGACATCCAAAAATAACTGGCCTAGGAGGTACAGTGTACGACCAGATAAAGACTCAGCTAGATGCAATTTCTGAGCTTGGTGACGAACAAGTCGCAGAGCTACAAGCAGACATCATCTCGCAGTTTGAAATGGTTGAGGGTGAAGACCCGACTCCTGAGACAGTTGATGCTATGACGTTACTAGCTGACTCTCTAGACATGGTACGCGGAGAACTATCAAACCGCGAAGCTCAGACTGCAGAACTTGCAGCCCGTGCTGCTGAAGCTACTGCCCGTGTTAAGGGTGAAGCAGAGGACGTCGGAGAGGAAATGGCCATGACCGAAGATGAGCCTATGGTAGAGGAAGCCCCTATGGAAGAAACTCCAGAAGAGGTAACCCCTGAGACCGAGGTAGAGGCAGAGGAAATGCCAGCCGAAGAAGAGGAAAAGGAAGAGGAAGAAGAAGAGATGTCAATTAAGGCATCCGCTTCTGACGAGACCTCCCTCGAGGCTGCAGGAGACGCCGTTGTCGAAGAGACTACAACCGAAACTGAACTTTCTACCGAAGAGGTAGCAGAAGTTGTAGTTGAAGAAGCTGTCGCAGAGACTTCAGTCGAGACTGAGGCTGCCATCGAAGAAATCACTGAAGCTACAACCGATACCGAAGCAGAGTTCTCTGCTGAGGGAGAAGTTGTTACCGAAGAGGTTATCGAGGTTGTCGAGGACGCCACAATCGAAGCATCAACTAATCAGGTAGACGGTTCTGAACTATCAACCCCAACCGAAGAATCCGCCGAACTATCTACAGAGGAGACTGCAGAAGCAGTTGCCGAAGTGGTAGAAGAAGCAGAGCTTTCGTCAGAAGAAATTATTGAAACATCAACAGCTCTCGTAGAAGAGCAGAAGGAGCAGGCAGTGACCGCTGCAGCTGAACAGCCTTTCGAGGCCCCAGCCGACCGTCAACCAGTAGTTCGGGTAACAGAGGCTCCAGTGGCAATCACTGCTGGCGCTGACATTCCTGGATACACCGCGGGAAGCACTATTAATAGCATGTCTGATGTTGCTCAGGCCATGGAAAAGAGACTTCACTCTCTTCGCCGTGTAAACGGTGGCGACGGAGAGCAGCACATTGTTGCATCTTTCACCACACAGTACGCAGAAGACCGCATATTGTCCTCAGACCCTCTAGAGAACGCTGCAAAGATTGAGGCTGTAACTTCCTCAGAAGCACTTATTGCTTCTGGTGGACACGCTGCCCCAGCCGAAGTCCGCTATGAGGTCTACAGCATTGGTGGCACCACCGCACGTCCAGTTCGTGACGCACTTCCTGCGTTCCAGGCTGACCGTGGTGGCGTTCGCTTCGTAACTCCTCCAATCCTGTCTGCTCACGCAGATGCTGTTGGTGTATGGACTGCTGCTACTGACGCTACCCCAGGTGGCGCAACAAAAGCTAGCCTTACCGTTGTTGCTGCTGGAGAAAACGTAGTATCAACTGACGCTGTAACTCTACAGATGCAGTTCGGTAACCTAATGACTCGCGCGTACCCAGAGTTGATCGCTCGTCACAACGAGCTTGGTCTAACTCAGCACGCACGCGAGGCAGAGGTTAACTTGCTGTCCGCTATTGGTGCAGCATCAACCTCTATCACTACCACCTCACTAATCGGCTTTGGTCGCGACTTCCTAGTCCAGATCCGCCGTGCAGCAGCTGGTTACCGTAGCCGTCACCGCCTATCGCCAGACGCTCGCCTAAAGGCAATCGTCCCAGCTTGGGTGTATGACGCAATGTCCGCTGACTTGACTCTGTCAATGCCAGGCGACGGAACCCTAGGTGTCGGCCAGTCCGAGATCAACGGTTACCTAGCCGGTGCAAACGTCGACCTAATTGCATCTCTTGATGCAGGCGCTTTTGGCGCACAGGCTACGGGCGTTATGACCGAGTTCGCAGACAGCTTCGACTGGTACCTATTCGCCGAAGGAACATTCTTGTTCCTAGACGGAGGTACCCTGGACCTCGGAATCATCCGCGACTCCAGCCTAGTCGGCACCAACGACTACAAGATGTTCGTTGAGACCTTCGAGAACGTTGCCAAGGTTGGCATCGAATCTCTAAAGGTAACTTCAACCATCTCGGTCAACGGTGTAGCCGCTGCCCTACGCGACACCACTGGTGGCGCTTCTGCAGCTGCAATCGAGCTCTAAAAAGTAATTGAATAGGGTGGCTCCCCGGGCTTAGGCTCGGGGGGCTCCCACCCCCTAAATTTTAAGTTCTTAAGTAAGGAATGAAATGGCTTTCACTAAGACAGGCGTAGTATCGGCACCCGCAATCGTGCCATCCGCCTTTGGTCTACTTGCTGTTGTTGAGCCAGAGAACGCTCCAGGAGAGGACCAGTGGGTCCGAGGTTTTGCCCAAGAATGGGAAACCACCGTACAGGAGCTCAAAAACTGGGATGACACAGACAGCACCAGCGGATCTGTAGTTGCCGGCGGAGTTATCAACTACTACGATGACATCAAGCCGTTTTTTATCGAATTGACCGAGACGCGCTCGGGACTAAGTTTCAACGCTATTGACAGAATTGCTAGACTGTCTCGTCAGATCGAAGGCATGAGCCAGAAGTCCATAGAGGCAGAACTTTGGGACGGTGCTATCCGTAAAGGAGAGTCGCACGACAATAAAGCCCTATCTGATGCCGGAACTGCTTTAGTTAACAGTGGAACTGCACTTGGTGCTATTTTAGCCCTTGCTGAACTGGAGCGCTCAATGGCGGTTGCTTCAAATGCCGGTGAGCTTGGAGTAATCCACATGACCAGCGATGTAGCTTCGCTTCTAAATAATAGATTAGAGACGTCAAAAGACGGAACTCTTGTCACTAGACTTGGCACCCCTGTAGTTGTGGGTGCAGGCTATTCAGGTAATGGCCCAACAGGTGCAACTGGTGCTGCTGCATCAGCCACCAACAAATGGATTTATGGCACAGGTCTTGTCAAGGTTTACCTTGGTGACGTCGACGTCGTAAACGACAATCTAGCGCAAGCTTATGACGTGTCGGGTAATGCAAATGACATGCGTATCAAGGCAATCCGCCCAGCGGCAGTTTACTTTGACACATCCATCCACCTAGCTGTCAGAGTTGATCTAACAGCTTAATCAAGAAATAAGGAGAATAGCTAAATGGCTACTCAAGAATATGCAGCCAGCATTCAAGGTGTGTCAGTCCGTGTCACTCGCCTAGATTCAGCTGGCAACCTGCTAAACGGCCCTGGAGACAGCTATGTAACTAGCGGCTTCATGCGTGCCTCGTTCACCCCAGAGTATGAAGAAGGCGACGAGATCACCGAAAAGAACGCTAATGGCGTTGTTTGCGTGACCTACAAGGCTCCGGACACTCTAAAGCGAATCACTATGGAACTTGCTATCTGCGAGCCAGACTCTGAGCTATCTGCTCTTATCTCTGGTGGACTGTTGCTACGTAAGAACGTGAACGGAGCCAATAAGTCAATTGGTTACGCATCACCTGGCGTCGGCGACGACCCAGCTGGTAACGGTGTTGCAATTGAAGCCTGGTCTCATGCTGTGAAGGAAGGCAAGAAGGCTAATGTTCTTCCCTACTTCCACTGGGTGTTTCCATATGCAAAACTACGCCTATCAGGTGATCGTGTTATTGAAAACGGCATGCTTGCCACTACTTTCGAGGGCTATGGGCTAGGAAATGCCACCTTTATGTCTGGACCCGACGGCCGCTGGGAGTTCCCAGTTGCTGCAGAGCGTCCATACAGCTACTCGCGTGCTGACTGGGCCCCAACTGGCCTGTCCGGGTTCTTTACCTGGGACAGCGTGTCTGGTGGCTACACTGAGATCACTAACCTAGATACAAGTGCCAAGTTCAATGTAACTAAGAAAGAGATCCTCTCTAACAAGGCAATCCTTACACTTGAGGACACTCATGGATTTACGGTTGGCGAAACTGTCAATGTTGAGGGAATTGATTTGACCTACAACGGTACATACACACTGACTAACGTAACTGCCAAGACAATCTCTTACGCTAAGGTTGCTGCAGATGCTGGCGTAACCACCGTAACTGCACCTACTGCTTTGGTGTTCTCACCAACATCAACTTCCGAAGGTCAGTACAACGTCCCAGGTAACATCAACTTCAATGCTGATGTAACTGTAGACAACGTAATTCGTTCAAACGAGGACTAAGCGAAAGTTAAGTAGCTAAACGGGCGATGCGTCTCTTGGTATCCTAGATACTGGATGCATTGCCCGTTTTACTTAGAAGGACATCATGGCTAGTAATTTATGGATAACAACTGAAGAGCTGGGAAACTACGGCTTCACCGAGTATGCCGATGAGGCGGTGCAGGTTGCGTCTAACTTGCTTTGGGCCATGTCGGGCAGAAAATATACTGGTGTCACAATTGTTACGGAGAGGTATACCTGCACTCTTAGAAACAACCGCATGGGGGCTTCTAAAAACACTAATAGTGCAGTGCTTTTTGGTGGAAGTGTCTACAACATTCCCTCTAGTGACTACGATGAGTACTCCGAGCTGACTGCAGATGGAATGTCTGCTGACTCTAGAATAAAACTTCGCGGTCGTCCAGTTACTAAGATACATTCAATGCGAAACAGCCAGGGAACCATTATTGATCCTAGTAACTATTACCTAGTAGATCATTCAACTATTCACGTCAGTGCGGGAACTCCTTGGACTCCTTGCAATACTGAAATCACTTATTCTTATGGAATTCCCGTCCCCGTAGCAGGCAAAATGGCAGCTCGTAAATTGGCCATTGAGTTTGCTCGCTTGTGGTCTGGTGATGAAGATTGTGAACTGCCTCAGCGCGTTACGTCTGTGTCACGTCAGGGAGTGTCTTACACAATCCTAGATAACCAAGAGTTTATTGATGAGCTGCGTACCGGAGTATATGAGATTGATTTATTCCTAAAAGTAGTAAACCCGGATAATGCTCGCCGAAAAGCAAAAGTATTTTCTGTAGATGCTCCAAGAGCTCGCAGGTACACACCAAAAACAGTAGAACTTCCCAAGAACTCAGATTATGATCTTGTATCTAGTATCGGGTCCACTGTTACTTGGGATTCATCACGTATCCTTGATCTATCTCCTCTGTTCCCCAACCCCTCACTAGAAGTGAGGTTGAGAAATTACGGAGGCTCCAAATCCGTTATATTGGATTCTTCCGATATCAGTGCAGACGAGTCCTTGCTGACAGTTTCGTTCACCATCCCGTATGCGAAAGCCAATGCCGCTCTTGGCATGGTTGACCCGGGGACCTGGGAACTCTGGTCAACTGCCGAAGGCTCGGTAGAAGAACTTGCATCTGGAAACCTCCAGATCAAGATGTATTAAGAAAGAAGATATTATGTCAGCTCAAACTAACTTCCGTGCCCAAGACATGCTAGGTGCTCCGCAGCCAAAAACCGCCCCTAAGGCTGTTAAAAAAACTGCCGCGCCAAAGCCACCGGTTGAAAAAGCTCCGGAAGTAGAAATGCAAGTAGAATTAGAAGAGTCCCCTGTACAGGAGACCTCAACTGAGGAGTAACACATGCTAATTGACCAATCAGGAGTTGCCGAAGGTGCCCTCAATCTGAAAAACATGCTGGACGGAATAGTCCCTCGGATTGAGGCAGCTTTTGCGGAATACAATGTTGAGCTACCTAACCGTCGCTACTGGACCATGGGTCAGCCGGCTATTGATTGTGATCAACTCGTTGTTTACTTTATAGAGGCATTCCTAGGAACTCCCGGTGAAGAGGTTGGGCAGCCTCAGCGTTGCTACGTACCAAGGAGTGCCACTGTTGGCATCTCTATTGCGCGCGAGGTCCCAACTGTCGGTGTCAATGGTAGGCCCCCGTCTGCTGAAAAAATTCAAGAGTACTCGGGTAAGTCTGCAATCGACTCTTGGGTGCTTCTTGAGTCAGCCAGGAAGTTTGACATGTGGGATGAAACAGGCGGCTATGGCCCGGGCATAGTAGTCAGTCTAGACGTTAGTCCACCAGAAGGTGGCTTTCAACTTGTCAACATGACGTTGACAATGACAATACCGTAAGGGGAACCATATGCCAAGAGGCCTACCAGACTCCTGGGGAACTTATGCGATAGGTAAAGCTGCTAGATCTTTTAAAAATGCAGGTCGAGGTCGCGGCGTAACCGGTGGCATAACTACAACCTATACCATTACTAAAGTTAACGTTTATAAGAGCGCCCTTAAGACTTTCTTAAATACTCCAGCAGGTCCTCTGTGGCGCGAAGTGGAGAAGCGAGCGGTACTGGCGCAGATGCAGGCAAGAAAAAGTGTGGGGGTAAAAACGGGCGCATTAAGGTCCTCCATATATAAAAGACACCTAGGTAACTCCACTGGTCAATATGTAATAATTGGCTCAGATAAAAACTACGCTTACGCGCATCACGAGGGTACAAAGCCTCACATAATTACTGCATCTTCCGGAAAGAACTTAAAGTTCTCTAAAAATGGAAGAATGATATATACAAGCAGTGTTTTTCACCCCGGGAACAGGCCAAATAGGTACCTCACGCGGCAGCTCAAATACTTCGTCAAGCCAAAAATAGTTATCTAGCACTTACGGTAGAATAGATACAGGTATTAACGTACCTTTATCAATAAATGACTATAGAAAAGAGATGCAGAGATGGCTGAAATGAAAGATTTTGGTAGCGATTTTGTAGGAGAAAAAGAATCCCCCAAGTTTAAGTTGCATGGGGAAGAGTTTGAGTGCGTTAAAGCTATTCAAGGAAAAGTTCTTCTAAACCTAACAGCTAAAGTAGCAAGCGAAGATCCCGCAGAGCAAGCAGCGATGATTACTGGATTCTTTAAAGATGTTCTTATCTCAGAGAGCTATGAACGCTTTGATGCCTTGCTCGATAGCAAAGATAAAATTGTAACCGTAGAGGCTCTTGGAGAGATTGTTGGCTGGATAACTGGTCAGTTGACGGCACGCCCGGAAGAGCAGCCAAAGGTCTCCTAACCTGGGCAGTCGATCTTTGGCACTACGTGAATGGAAAAGCCCTAACAATGAAAATAGACCTCAAGGAAATGAACGGAGAAGACATGTGCGACGTTTTGCACTACTTCTTTGAAGAGGACACCCACTACCAAAGTGGGGAGGAAGCCGAATCTGTGTCTAAGATGCGCACTGGGCTTTATGAATTGTATGGAATGCCATACAACTATGCAGTAGATAGCTCTGGTTCTAGTGCCGGCTCTGGTGGTCGTCAGTATATTAATGATCACGAAGATCTAGGCTTCCAGGATCCAGCTACAACAAAGTACATAAGCAAAGGTTTCACCCCTGCAACTGATGTTAAGGGTGAATCACTAGCACCATTTGGTGCACTACTAGACCCCCCTATCGGTGGATAAGGCATAAAGGCAGATCATGGCAGTTGTAGGTAGCGCATCAGTCTTAGTGCGGTTTATTACTGCTGGCGCTGCGCAACAGTTAAAGAAGGACCTTACCGGCGTTTCGACAAGTGCTCGAAGCGCCGGAGGTTCTGTTGGTAAGTCTTTTGTAAGTGCTTTCAACGCTGAGCAAGGCGGAGTATTCAAAAAGCTTGGATCTGGATTTAAATCCATCGAGGGCCCTGCTCGTGCAGCCAGGGAGAGGTTGCAGAGTTTAGTACGAATAAGCAACTTCCTCTCCCCTGCCATTATAGGAGTTGTAGGCGCTGTTGGTGCGCTTGGCGGAGTACTAGTTACATTGGTTGGAGTTCTCGCCGCAGCGGGCCCAGCTCTTGGGGTGGTTGCTGGAGGGTTTGTAACACTCGGTATTGCGGCTATTGGTGCCAAAATTGGCCTAAGTGGTATTGGTGCTGCAGTATCTAAAGCTACGAAACAAAACGGGGCTCTTGGTAAGTCAATTGCTGTAATACGCGAAGAGCTTCAACAACTAGGCTTCGACGCTGAGGCGGCAGCTAACGCAGAGTCTCGAGCTGCGCTCAATCTGGAAGTTGCCCGGGAGAATTTAATACGAGTTCAGGACCTTCCGCCAAATTCTCGCGCTCGCCGCGAAGCCCAGCTAGGGTATGAAGAAGCAGAGCTAGCTTTCCGTAGGGCGAAAGACAATGCTGCTGACCTACAGAAGCAGCAAAAAGATGGGGTAGTACCCTCCAGCGTAGGCGGAGACGATCCTTTCGCCGGCCTGAATGCAAGTCAAAAGGCTTTTGCTCAGTATTTAATTTCTTTAAAGCCGCTATTTGATGAATTAGAAAATAGAATTTCTAAAGGGTTTATCCCATCCCTGATTTCTGGCTTTAAGAGAGTAGAGACGGAACTTCTTCGTACTGAAGACTTTGAAACTGCTATTGACAACTTTGGTTTAGCCCTAGGGCGTGCTGGCCAGAGTTTCTTTAACGGAATTCTAGACAACGGTGGTGGACAAGCGGTAATAGACATCCTAGAAATGATGTCAGCCGAAGGTGGGAGCATCGAGACACTAGGAGCAGTGCTTGGTAACGTCTTTGGGATATTCTTACAACTTCTAGTTGCGGCTCAGCCTGTAATAACTGCGTTATTCGGGGACCTAGAAAAGGGGACTTCTGGTTCTCTGGCTAATCTAAAGGGTCTAAATGAGAACGGGGACTTAACAAAAACATTTGGTGACTCGTATGCAATACTCAAGCAACTAGTAGGCATTCTTGGTTTATTTCTTTCTGGATTTGGTGCTCTTGGTACTGCTGCCACGTCTAGCGGAGCTGCTGGAGCTCTACTAACCTGGCTAGAGACTGTTGGTACGGGTTTTGCTGGACTTGGCGAGAATGAAGAGTTTAAGAAGACACTTGCTGGTGCTACTGATAATGGAATTATTCTTCTTCAAATAATTGGGGATATCCTAGGCTTCATACTTGAGCTTGGTGCTAGGCCTGAGATTGGTGCCTTCTTACAAGGACTACGTGATTTAGGCCCTCAGTTTGAAACATTGTTTAACAGCTTCTTAGAAGGCCTCCCTGGGCTCCTGGAGCTAATTGAGAACCTTGTTGGTATAGGAAATGCATTAACTGCTGACGGGGCACTGACGTCCTTTTTTGACACTCTTAACCTAATTGCTGGGACTATTAAAGATGTCCTAGAAACTAAACAAGCTCAGGACTTTATTGGAGCATTGTTCCCTGTTCTCCAGATTTTTAACGCTATCTCTCTCGCTGGTACATTACTGTTGAACTTCGTATTATTGCCGATTATTGGTGTACTCTTCACTCTTGCCACACCAATTCTCTTACTAAGAAAAGGTCTTAGCCTAATTGGAGTAGACGGTATAAAACTAGGTAAATTCTTTGGTGGAATTGGTACATTTATAAAAGGGGTCTTTATGGGCCTTTTTACACTTATCAAAACCATACTTATAGCTATCGGTACAGCAATTAGGGTTGCATTCGCTACTAACCCTCTTGGCGCAATTATTACTGTAATCGCTTTAGTAATAGCTGCCCTGGTTTATTTCTTTAGTCAGACAGAGATTGGCAAAAAAATCTGGCAAGGTTTTGTCGACTTCATCTCCGGTCTCATAGGGAACATTGGTGCCTTCTTCACTGGACTCGGCGAAAGTATTTCCGAGAGCTTTGGGAGAACGGTAGAGAATCTAAAGCTCTTTTGGGATGGCTTCGTGGGCTTCTTCCAAGATGCAATTGGCAATATAGGTGGCTTCTTTGAGACCGTATTCAATAATATTAAAACTTTTTTCAAAGACGTAATTAACAATCTAATCGGTTTTGCAGAAGGATTCGTGAATTTCTGGATTAAGGGGCTCAACTTTATTATCTCTAAGATAAACGAGATACAATTTGAGGTTCCAGATTGGGTTCCACTAATTGGTGGTAACAAGCTAGGCTTCAATTTGCCGTTGCTTTCCGAAATTCAACTCCCTCGCTTGGCTAAGGGTGGTGTTGTGCTACCTCAATCCGGTGGTCAGATAGTAACTGTGGCTGAGGCGGGGCGACCAGAGCGCATTGAGCCACTAGATCCTAGTGGGCTCTCTCGTCGTGATAGAGCTCTTATCCAAGTGTTGTCAGGTGCTGAAAATAGTAGCAATAAACCAAGTGTAGTTAACACAATTAATGTATACGCCACTCCAGGCATGGACGCTAAAGAACTGGCTGAAGAAGTTTCCCGTAGAATTGCTTTCAAAGTTAGAAAGGGTGCCTTCTGATGTATGAATATTATGATTCAACAACAAATGCTGCTGCGCAAGAAAACGAAAATAAAAAAGTAAACTTAGGGCTTAGTCCTCTACCAACACCACACATAACTGGGCTCAAGTTAGCTGCTGACGTAGCTATAGGATCCTTAACGCTAAACACTATCGATGAGAACGGCGTAGTTTGGGTTATGACAGATTTAGAGGGCTGGTGGCAGCAGGCCGAGCCTGAACTCCCATCCCTAAGACGTGGTTGGGGGGACGGAGACTACGATGCTGTAGGACGCTATGGAGCTAGGAATATAACACTGACCGGATCTTTCTTGACCCAGGACCCATCACAAGTGGCAGCAGCTCGCGACAAGCTCATTAGAGCAACTAATCTAGTGCGAACCGCTGATTGGCTTATTGTTAACGAATCTCCAGTCGCAAAAGCTGCATATGTCAGATTGAGTGGTGCTCCGCAAATTGAAACCATCTCTGCGCGTGGCCGAACTAACTTTTCAGTGGGATTTAAAGCAGCGGACCCCATAAAATACGAGTGGGTGGAGGGAGCTGCAAACAACTTCCGAACCGCGGGTCTAAACTCTGGTGGGATCACCGTAAATAACCTTGGCAACACTCCGGTTCCTGTAGTCTTTGAGCTTTTTGGCCCAGTTAGTGCCTCTGCAGCATCCCCCGTGCGCATATCTAGAGTAGGCGGAGGTTCCATAGCTATTGTAGATTCTATTGTGTCCGGTCAAACTCTAGAAATTGATTCTATGAATCGAGAAGTCCTCTTAATTGAGGGTGAATCGGTTCTTAGTGGTAGGTATAAGACGGCTACCCTATTAGATTGGATATATCTACAACCAGGACCCAATACTCTCTCATACAACGGTTCGGGAAGCTGTAGAATATTGTATAGGTCAGGCTGGATAGGCTAACTCTAAGGACTAAACGACAATTATGACAAAAACGAGACAAGTTGCGCAAGTAGACTACCGATATTTTGTGGTGGACCTAGTCAGCAATACCTTGCTTGCCGAGGTGCCCTTTGTTGGCGTCTCTTATAGTCGATCCTTACGGGAGTCTGGGACTTTTTCTGGATCCATACCCATCACAGAGGATACTTACAATCTAAGTCTCTATGAAAACACTCTGCCCGGTACAAGAGCACTTTTTGTTACCAGAAACGGTGTCACGGTTTGGGGCGGAATTATATGGTCGAGAACATATGACATCGTATCAAAAAACCTAGAGGTTTCGGCATCTGAATTTACCAGCTATCTATACAACAGGGTGCTTTGGCAAACCTTTTCAAATTCATTCAGCGGCAACGCAGAGGTAGTTGCCGGTGTTGCTACTATAAATCTAGATTTTACGGAATACGCTTTCATTGTGGGCGAGCCAGTGTATTTAGACTGGGGTACAGATAGGCGTCAATATAACGGATATTACAGCGTCCTCACTACCAACGGTACTGATAGCTTCACTACCACAGCTGAGTACGTAACCGGTCAAGGCGTCACTAAGACAATTCCGGATCAAATCGTAGAACCTGCTATAATGACTGTAGAAATTAGACAGGACACTTACGAATATGCGCGCTACATTCTTGGAGAGCTAGAGAATGATTTTTTTGATCTTAGCTTTGCTAATGACGCAATTGAGCCAGGCATCGATCTTTTCAATGAGATTGAGCTATACAGTCGGTCAGGAAACGTTGCTTCCATAATCTTAAAACAGCCGCATCAATTAGTAGTGGGTCAAAAAATTGAAGTCACAGACTCCGGAAATGGTTTTAATACTTTAGAGGCAAAAGTTAAAGAAGTTTTAAATGACAGTACTTTTAGTTATGACAATCAGGGACCTGACCTAACGGTAGCATCAGCACTAACTTCATCTTCTGGACTTGCTTTCTGGCAGAGGCTCAATTCTGTAGTTACGGTCACGACAGAAGCAGCTCATAACTTTAACCTCGGTGCAATTGTATATATTGAGAATTTAAACCCTACAGTAGATGGCTTCCATACAATCAGTTCGGTTGGTACTCCCGGAGCAAATAACTTTCAGTTTGTATCTGCTGGCAACATCATAGCCTTTAGCCCAGCCGCAGCGGATGCCGAAGCTACCGTGTCCCCTGCAGTAACCTACTCTACCTACGGATCCTATGCAAACAATTCTACGCTAGGGATACAATTCGAAGGGACTCCTTCTAGCGACAAAAAGCAGAGGAACAGCACTATACGCGGTTATGAGTTAAAACCAATTGGAGACATACTAGACGAATACTCCAACGTACCTAATGGCTTTGAGTACCGTATCGATTGCGAGTTTGACGAAGTTACTAATAAGTTTAAAAAAATATTTAAGTTTCTACCACTAATACCACCAAGCCTCGCGACATACCTATCAACGCTGCCCGAGGGCAAGCTGCCTGTTGGAGAGCTCGCACCCGTTAGTGCGTTTGGTGCCGATATTAATGTGTTTGAGTACCCAGGGAACGTCAGTTCTGCATCTCTAGAAGAGAGTGCGGAAGATTCGGCAACTCGCTTTTGGGTACAAGGTAATGACCCAGATCTCAGTGGTGATGCTAGTCAGCCATATGCAGCAGCGGCGGACGTTGACTTACTGAGCAGAGGATGGCCAATTATAGACCAGACTGAAACTGTAGAATCAGCAGATGAAGCGTTACTGCAGATCTACGCAAGTAGATACTTAGATGAAGCTAGACCACCTGTTAGCAATTTCACTATCTCAGTAAACGGATCACTGACTCCCGAGGTGGGGAGCTATAAACCGGGGGATTGGTGCTCAGTTATTATTAATGATGATTTTGTCAACTTGCGTCTACAAAGCTATATAGAACTGAGAGATGGCACAAATAGGCAGGTACTGCTTAGGAAGATAGATGCGTTTGAGGTAACTATCCCGGACAACCCATCGTTTCCTGAAGAAGTTTCTCTTGAACTAGTTACAGAACCAGAGGTGGATAAAATTGGCAATTAGGCGTCGTAGAAAAAAACTAACTAACTTATTAAGCACACTCGATAGGAGAGTGAAAGGCCTGGAACTTAGGCCTATTGACCTTCTTAGTGCGAATCAAGCCGCCTTTATTCAAGAAACAGCTGCGGATGCGATTGACGTCATTGTCTCTGACAGTGCACCATTCCAATATAAGCCAATTTATAAAGCATACTTTTATGGGAACAAGGTAACGGGGTCGGGCTCTCAGGTTGAGTTGTTTTTTGAGTCCGACACTGGAGCGGGTGTAGGAGATAGACTCCAGGTCAGTGGACTAAATGGCACGAGCTCGGTTAGTTTAGAGATTTCGGGAGATAGCTTTATAGCTATCAGGGAAGGATCTCCCGACTGGGATCAAGAGGGTAGAAAAACTTGGCAGTACACTCCTAGTGCACAAGAAAGCAACTTAAGTCATTCGTTGGTGTACAAAACCAATGTCGCGGCTCCCGGTTCCTTTTCTGGTGCTAAATCTCTTTCGGTTAGGGCTAGGATAGCTAGCTACCAAGCAACAGGTAGTACTGTGCGGATAAATCTCACAGATGCCCATAAGTTTAAAGTCGATGACATACTATATGTTGAGCTCGGGGTTGAAAACCCTATTATTTTTGGCATAGACGGTCTATTTAGGCTCACGGCCGTAGAGCCTACGTATGTTGAGTACGAGATTTCCAGCCCGCTAGCAGAACCCATTGGTGTAACTCCTGTTGTCACAATTATTAGATACATATACGCAGTAGCTCATGAGTATGTCCGAGAAGGTGCCACCTGGATTGATAGTAGCGGAGATTCCGATGTTGTCTATATTTGGAAAGATTTTCGCTGGGTGAGCTTTAGCTCATATGTTGGCGACGACGGGATAGCACCAGCACCCGTCACTAACTTATCTGCTGAAACTAGCACTCGTGGTGTCAATGGCATACAAGCAGGTGTTGCTACGGTCACTCTGACATGGACTAATCCAACCACAAACGCTACTGGTGGTCCTCTCGATGACTTATTTGGCTTTGACGTTTGGTATAGATATTCCGCTTCCGACAAGTGGAATAAATCTGGAGTAGTTCCCGGCGATGATAGTGAGTGGACTCAAGATGGCTTTGAAGTACCTAAAAACGTTACTTTTAGGGTCTATGCTATAGATAGCGGTGGGCTGCCATCTGCTCCAGCTGATATTACAGTAGCCACTGTGCCTGCTGCAAAAGAGATTAAGGCTCCTACCCCTCCACAGATTACCCAGTATTTAGGAACACCCAGATTTGAATGGAACGGTCTACAACAAGACTTCACTACTCCTCCATCAGATGCCTACGAAGTTGAAGTCCATCTCTCTACTATTAATGGTTTTTCAATAACAGACGGGGCTTTTCCTGCAGGCTCTTTTTACGGTAAGTTTTCTGCTATTCCTGGCGGGTACTTGCTGGTTAATGCTAATGACCTAACTGATGGTGCTGCTTACTATGTTCGGTTTGTTTTGACGGACATTTACGGAAATAAAGAGGCCTCTCAGCAGGGAACCTTTACGGCTAAAGTTAGCAAAGTTGTGACGTTTGATTTACTAGACATAGGGACATTAAATGGTCAACTAATTACAGGATTGGGGATTCAGACAGGCCAGAACGTGGCTGGCGGCTTTGGGGATCAGAGTGGTCTTATCCTTGATACAAATGGACTAAGAGCATACAACAATGGTGGTGCTCAAACCGTAAACATTGATGCAAACACAGGAGCTGTTAGCTTAACTGGCAGTATTAACATTAGTGGTTACGCAAAAACCTCGGATTTGACAACTGCCATTAACAATCTCCCAGACAATAGCCTAAGCACACAGGACATTATCAACGCAATTAATAGTTCTGGTGCTGGTTCAATTAACGAAACCGTTGTTAGCCCAAATGGGATAGTAACCCCAATAGTTGCAGCAAACACATTTATTGCGCTTGGCAGTAGCAGAGACATCCTTGCGGCTGGTACCACAATTAGTGGTAGCAAGATAACGACAGGGACAATTGACGCCAGCAAGGTGACGGTGTCAAACATAAACGCAGATAACATAAAAGCTGGAACTATTACTGGAACGAGTCTGCAAACTGCTGCGTCAGGAAAGCGAATTCTGATCAGTCAGGTTAGCAATTCTATCGTGGTGTATGGTAATAACGGGTCTGAGGTTGGTCGTATACAGGCCGCCATTAACGCTGGCGTGTTTACCCTTAGTGGAACCGGGTCTGCAGGTATTTCTATAGGGCTGGTCTCTACGCAAATAAATGGAGGCCTGGGAACAGTTGGAACTAGCTCTAACATAACCGCTGGGGGGAGATGCGGGCAAGTGGTCTTCTCATCGCTAGGTACTACTTCCTCTGTAGGCAGGTCCACTACTTTTGAGACCCAAGGGCTTTTTGGTCCAGCGGCATCTGACGCACGGCTAAAGGAAAACGTTATAGAGCTGGAAAACAGCTTGGATCTTATAAACCAACTGCGCCCAGTTAAGTTTCAATTTATTACTGAAGAAAACGGTCCGGTTAGCTATGGCCTAATTGCGCAGGAAGTGCAGCCTCTATTTGACGACAACGACAACGTCGTTAACGAAATGATTGTCGGTGACCCCGAAGAGGGCGAAGACAACACAACTTACCTAAGTATCGAGTATGACGCCTTTATAGCTCCACTCATTAAGGCAGTTCAAGAACTGTCCGAAAAGAACGACGCACTCGAGGCTAGGCTGGAAGCACTAGAAGGAAACTAAAGACATATGCATGAAGTGAGAGATGGATCCAGGACTTTGCAGTTTAATGGCACCTTGGTAGCGGAGTCTAGTTCGGAGAGGTACAACTCTCTGAGATGGATCGAGTTCAAGCTCTATAAGACAGAGAACGGCTCTTATGTTTTATCTAGGGTTGGCGTTTCTCTAATGTTCCATGGAGCCGCTTGTCATTTAGTGAAGAAATATAACCTCCAAGAAGGGCCAGCGGTTGAACTGCACGAAGAGGCCGTTGCCTGCGAAGAGTGCAACCCTGATGAGAGTGCGGTCCTGGTTTTTCCTGAAAAAAATCGCACTTGGGCTCAAGTTAGCGATAAACCCGATGCTGTATTGAGCGCTCTATACAAGTATGATCAAAATGGGGCAAAGTATCTAACTGGAGTCGCACAAAGATTATTAGAATCCGCATCTAAGGTTGACATAGAGATTAATTCTGTATATAATTTTGAGGTAATCCCGTAATCAACTAAAATGAAAAGACAAAATGACAGGACTCAGAGGGGTCCAATTTGAGCTAGTGGACAGTTTAGATCAAGCTAATCGCTTTCTATCCTGGCTAGGTCAAAAACGACCTTACGACGCTATTTCAATAGATACCGAAACTGGTGAACTACCAGGTAGGGATCGAAACGATGCACTATCTCCCTGGAAGGGTAGATTACGGCTTGTTCAGGTGGGCGATTCAGATATTGGTTGGTCAATACCCTGGGATGAGTGGCGTGGCGCTTTCTATCAGGGAATGGCCAGATACGAAGGCCTAATAGTCTGTCACAATGTTGCTTTTGAAGCAAAATTCTTTGAACTTCACTCTAAGTGGAAGATTCCATGGCATCGGGCCCACGACACCATGATTATGGCTCAATTGTTGGACCCTTTGGGCTCCGGTGCACTAAAAACCTTAACCGCTCGATACATTGATCCTTTTGCCGCTTACTTGCAAGATGAGCTTGCTGCCGGATTAGCCAAAAACGGCTGGACCTGGGGAACTGTTCCTATAGAATACGAGCCATATTGGGCTTATGGAGCAATGGACCCTATCCTGACTATGAGATTGTTCGCAGAGTTCTGGCCGCAGGTGAAGCCTGGAACTGCTTTTCACTATGCCTACGAATTAGAGATGAATACAAGACGAATAGTTACCACTATGGAGCTCAACGGCGCCAGGGTTGATCTTGACTATTCTCAGAAGAAATATGATGAACTTGTCACGTATACGGAAACAGTGAAGGACTGGGTTAAGGACACTTATGGCTCCTCTGTCACTAGCAATGCTCAGATGGCACGGCTATTTCAGGATCGAATGGGTGCAGAGATTAATGAAAGAACCCCTAGCGGTCAAGCTTCTTTATCTAAAGATCAACTTAAGTATTTTACTATAAATGGAACTGATGAAGTTAAGAACCTTGCTGATGTTATGTTAAAACAGCGAAAAGCTGACAAAATTGCTGGTACCTACTTCTTAAACTTTATAAACGACAATGTAGACGGCTTTGTTCACCCGTCTATTAAGACAATGGGCGCCCGTACTGGTCGAATGTCTATCAATAATCCGGCCCTTCAGACTTTGCCCAAGGGTGATGACGTTGTTCGGCGTGCATTCTTACCCAAAGATGACGACCACGTAATTATAACTTCGGACCTTGACCAAGTCGAGTTTCGTATGTTTGCATCTCTTTCTGAGGATGAAAATCTTATTAACCTCTTCAAAACCGCCGATGCTACGGGATCTGATCCGTTTACTGAGATTGGTCGAGAGATTTACCAAGACCCATCTATGCAAAAATCTGACAAGCGACGCAATCTAATTAAGGGTGTTATTTATGGGCGTCTATACGGTGCCGGAATATCTAAACAAGCTCTAACCGCAGGCGTGCCAGAAGAGCAAATGCGAACTGTCTCTAACGCTTTTGATAGACGCTTTCCGGGCATGACCCTATTTCAGAAAAAAGTTGAAGCTGTCGGACTGCGGCGACTACATTCCGAAGGTCAGGGTTACGCAAAAACTTGGACTGGTAGACGACTACCCTGCGACGAGGACCGAGTGTATACGCTTGTGAATTACATGATACAAGGCGGCGCAGCAGAAGTCTTTAAGTCTAACCTTGTAAAGTTGGACGCAGCGGATCTAACTCATCTACTTATTGTTCCCGTACACGATGAAATAGTGCTGAACGCGCCTCGCGCTGACGCAGAAGAAATTAAAAGAATAGTTAAAGAATGCATGACTACAACAGAAGGATGGGAAGTGCAGCTCACGGCTGATGCTGACGGTCCACTAGAGCACTGGGGAGCAAAATACTAATGATTAGACACGTTCTAGCAGTTGATCCAGGTAAAGCTACTGGTATAGCCCTATTTAGCCACCAGACGAGCGGTGAGCCGGTTTTAGAGTGGTCTATTGAAGTACAACAGGAAGACTACGCCAAGCCGCTACGTGACGCTTTACTTGATCACCCTGCTGCAGAGGTTGTTTGCGAGAGGTTTACGATAAACGCTCAAACTGTCAGAAACTCTCAAGCGCCCTACTCCCTAGAGCAAATAGGCATACTCAGACAATGCCTACTTGACTCTGGTAGGGCTGCTGATGACATCTACTTTCAATCGCCTGCGGATGCAAAAGCAATGTTTGACAATAAAAACCTTAAAAAGTTAGAATACTGGCATAGGGGTGGTGAAGGTCACGCACTTGATGCAATTAGACATGGCCTATTAAGATTGGTCAAAACTGGATGGAAACCAATAAGATTATTAGAAGAATAATTTGTTTATCAAGAAAATAAGTTACAAAGTTGTTTTTTTCTGATAATATAAGTAGTATATACACACAAGAAAGAACGGAAATAAGATGACTATAAGTGTAGAGCTGAACACAGAGCTAACGCACATCAACATCTTTGCTGAATATCGATATAAAGAGATTTGCAAAGCCCTGCCCGGTGCCAGCTGGGATGTCAAGCTAAAGATTTGGCGAATCCCCGTGTCCTGGGGTGGGTGTCTTGCTCTTAGGTCTACTTTTAAGCATGACCTCGAGATAGGGCCTCTTTTAGGAGGCTGGGCTAAGAATGAGCTTGAGCAGAGGATTGCACCAACAAATAGTCTTAGAGAACTTGAGTCTTACGACGATTCAGATAACGAAGACTTGTTTCCACATCAGAAGGCTGGAGTAGCATTTCTTGCAAGTGCGAGACAAGCGCTTCTGGCCGACGAGCCGGGTCTTGGTAAGACTGCTCAAGCAATTAGAGCTCTAAAGAAACTAAGTGAGCAAGGCGAAGAAGTTTTTCCAATATTAATAGTGTGCCCAAATACACTAAAGAGTAACTGGAAGCGAGAGTTTGAGCGTTGGTGGCCTGAGATGGCTGTAACGATAATAAAAGGACCTGCTAGCAAGCGTAGAGGATTATTTGACGAGCCCAGTCAAGTTTTTGTTATAAACTGGGAGTCTTTGCGCTCCCACTCACGGCTTCTGGGTTACGGATCGATTGCGTTGGCACGATGCCAGGACTGCGGTGGGCACGATTCGAAAATCTCTGAGGCACGTTGCGAAGTACACAAACGTGAATTAAATGGTATGAATTTTAAGGCAATAGTTGCCGACGAGATTCACCGCTCTAAAGATCCTAAGTCAAAGCAGACTAGAGCTCTTTGGGCTGCCAGTGGTGACGCGGAAATACGTTTTGCACTAACTGGAACACCAATTGCAAAAGATGTAGTAGACCTCTGGCCAATCTTGCACTGGTTAAAGCCCAGTGAGTGGCCTAGTAAGACTAAGTGGATTGATCGCTTTGTAAACACGATGCTAAATGCTTTCGGCGGGATGATGGTCTTGGGGCTTAAGCCAGAGAAAGAAGAGGAGTTTTATGCAAGCATAAACCCTCGAATGAGAAGAATGCTGAAAACTATAGTTCTTCCCTGGCTCCCGGCTGTGCTTAGAGATCGCCGTGATGTCGAGATGAATGCTAAACAGCTGAAGGCTTATAGGCAAATGTCTGAAAACATGATTGCAATGATTGATAAAGATGGTTCTATTGACTCTAGTACTGGCGACGTTATTGTCGCGCCTGATCCGCTCGTACAGACAATAAGATTACTGCAGTTTGCAAGCGCGTATGCAAGTGTCACAGTCGATGAATCTGGCAAGGAGAAGGTTCTGCTCTCCGACCCATCCTGCAAGGTAGACGCATTAATGGATGATATTAGCAATAAGGACTTTGGCGAAGATTCTGTTGCTGTATGTGCAGTTTCTAGGCAACTTATCGAAATCCTTAGTGCGCGTATGCAGAAGGAAGGGATAAGGCACGGATTAATTACTGGTGCTCAGTCACAAGAGGAGCGCCAGCAAGCTGTTGACGATTTTCAGGCTGGTAAGACAAAATGGATCCTGTTCACTGCGCAAGCTGGTGGTGTTGGAATTACCTTGACAGCAGCAAGAAGACTTGTTATGCTTCAGAGACCGTGGTCACTTGTTGACTATAAACAAGCGCTAGATCGTGTTCACAGGATTGGGTCAGAAATCCATGACTCTGTTTTGATAACAGATTATGTCACAGAAGGCTCTATTGAAGAGAGAGTTATAGATGCTCTTGACGTAAAGGCCGAGAACTTTGAAGAAATTGTAAAGGATAAGGAGCAACTGAAGAGAATGCTACTTGAAGGAATTGAGAACACTAAATGACAAATGAGCCAATTAGAATATCTAACTCAGAGATTCAAACATTTAAGGATTGCCGCAGACGTTGGTGGTTGACTTATTACCGTCGCCTAAAACCAAAGATGCAAGATTTTACTGGAGCTCTGGCTCTTGGGTCTCGTATCCACGAGGCTCTAGATCGACACTACTCAACTGGACAAGACCTTTTAGAGGCGCACAGTGATTTGGTGCGTGTTGACATGGAAACTCTCACAAAAGACTATAGGGATACCTCGAAACTAGAAAGCGAAGCTGAATTAGGTCGCATCATGCTTGAGGGGTACCTCGAGTGGGTTGAGCAAGAAGGTATTGACGCAGAACTCGAAATGATTTCCACAGAAGAGATCCTCGAGCGTCCGATGCTTGACGGTAAAGTCATCCTTCAGGGCAAGATTGACATGCGTGTACGTCGAAAGCTTGACGGTGCTCGCATGATTCGTGACTTTAAGACCGTAGGTGGCTCTTTTGCTGATTTCGGTTCCATGGCACACATGAACGAACAAGTCAAGACTTACATGCTTTTAGATGAAGCTCAGGAAGTAGAGGGCGAGCGTACAGATGGAGCAATCTTTACGATGCTACGTAAAGTTAAGCGTGGCGCATATGCCAAGGCCCCTTTCTACGATCAAATTGAGGTTCGACACAATAGGTTTACACTCCGTGCTTTTCTAGATCAACTAGAAGGCACACTAACCGACATGCTGGACGTGCGTGAAGCACTGGATGCTGGCGGTAGTCACTATAGAAATGCATATCCTACACCCACTAAGGATTGCAAGTGGAAGTGTCAATTCTTCGCTACTTGTCCGCTCTTTGATGACGGCTCTGCCGCAGAGGCGGCACTTAGCGATGCGTTTGCGGTCTCCGACCCTTACGGTTACTACAACAACGAGAAAAAAGGAAATGAGTAATGTCTAACGACGTACAGCGCTCCCTGACTTTAATGGTCTATGGAGAATCAAAGGTTGGTAAATCAACCTTTGCGGTAACGTCCCCCTATCCTCGGCTCATGTTGGACGTTGAGGGTGGACATCGATTCCTCCCAATTACTGCCAAATACTGGGATCCGATGAAGGAGGAGCCGCCAATAGCCGACGGCACTTGGGACACTGTAGTGGTCCAAGTCCGCGAATACGAAACTGTCATGAAGGCATTTCAATGGCTTCAGAGCGGTAAGCACCAGTTCAAGTCCCTAATCATTGACTCCATCTCGGAGTTGCAGGTTAAGTGCATGGACAACATCGCTGGCACAGAGCAAATGAAAATGCAACAGTGGGGCGAGCTACTTCGTCACATGGGTGCACTACTTCGTGACCTTCGTGACCTCACGATGCACCCGACACAACCTCTCGAGGCCGTGATACTAACAGCTATGGCACGAAAAGGTCAGGATGGTGTATATCGTCCCTACCTCCAAGGTCAGCTTGCAGTTCAGGCTCCATACTTCTATGATGTACTTGGAGCCATAACAGTTGAAGAGATCCCTAATCCGGACCCTCTACAGCTACCATATAAAGTCCGCAGGATGTATGTTGAGCGAACAAGTCAGTACGAAGCTGGCGAGCGAGTTCAGGGTCGCCTGGGAAAAATAGTTGAGCAAGGCGATCTCGGTGTAGAGCGTCTTCTCGACATGGTCTTCGGAGAAAAGAAGACCGAATCCACTAGTAAAAATAAGTCAGGAGATAAGTAATGAGTTCACTAAATTGGGACAGCATAATTGCCGAAGCAGGAGAAACTACTAATTCTTACGAGCCCCTACCAAAAGGTGAGTACGAACTGAAGGTAATTGATGCCAAGGCAACAATGGCTCAGACTGGTAAGACCATGTTTAAGCTAACCACAGAGGTACAGGGTGGTCCGCACGCTAATCGTCGCGTATGGGACAATCTTGTAATCTCACCTGAAAACCCTAAGGCGCTCAACATGTTCTTCATGAAGATCGGTATCCTTGGGCTAAATCGGGAGTACTTCAAGTCAAATCCTAGTAATGCTCAGATTGAGGCAGCACTGATGAACCGCACTTTCCGTGGCTCCATCGGTACCCGCACCTATCAGGGTAACATCAGTAATGAAATCTCCCAGTACCACAAGGGTGATAGCTCTACTGCAACTGAAGCCCCCCAGGCAGTGGCAGTTTCAGCCGCGCCTGCTCCAGCTCCAGCTCCAGCTCCGGCTCCGGCCTTTGCTCCACCAGCAGCACCGGTGTCCCCAGTAAGCGGAGAAGACACTCCGTTCTAGAACATTGATTTAGAGGGGCTTCCCGTAAGAGGCCCCTCTAAACATTCTTAAGGCGACAAAATGAAAATACTATTTACAGGAATGTCCTCGTACCACTGTAAGCCCCCTAAAACTACTAGATATTTTGGCACTTTGGCCAAAGCTGTAGGTAGGGTTGCAGAAGTTTCTTGGGCGATCCCTAGTGTTAAGTGGTCTCTGGAAGACCTTGCTGAGTATGACTATGTCGTAGTTGGGGTATCCCCGCCGACGTCTCTCAGTGCTAACAAGGCCTACGGAGGCCTTCATGTTATGAACTTACTTTGGGATGATCCCAGACTAAAATTAGTTGTTGACTCTCCTCAGATTTGGCAGTATAAAAACAGCATCAATAGGTCAAGCAAGAATTTAATTAGTGGACTGTTCCCTGCCTTTTATGCTAACAGGTGGGAGTACGCGGAAGCTTTGACGTCTACCTCAATACCAGATGTCATAGATAAACTTAATAACAATGCCTGGCCTGTAACTATTTTTCCGGGACTTCCCTGGAAGTCGGATGAGTCAATTGTGAAGTCTTTTGGTTTAGATGTAGGTAGCTCTATTATTAGCTTAAATCTTGACGCTATTAATTTAACGGACCCTGTGGAATCAGACGTACGTCAGCCGTTTTGGTCGATAGATGATGCTAATTTAGGCTGGTCACAGTCTCTAGCTAAAACAATTAAGTACGAGACAGTGGACGTTAGGTCCAAAAGGGGATACCCTGATCAAGAAGCAACCGAAACAATTCTGGACTCTGTGGGGCTAATAATTCCACCGCAGGAAAGAAAGGTTGGAACTTGGTGGACATATAGATATGTTCAAGGAATGAATACTCTCACACCAATTGCAACCGACTGGTTAGAGACAGTTAACTTTAGCCCTTCGTGGTCAAAACTTGCCTATCAAATAGAAGACATGAGCTCAGAAGATAGGAGATCCCTTGCACAAACGCAACGAGAAGACTATGTGAGAGCCATCCCTTCGGTAGAACAATTAGACCAATTAATAACTAGTAGAATATTTAATTAGAGTACAAGAGAGGTACAAATGCCTGAAGTAAATCACGAGTGGGTTAAGAAGCAGTTAGAGGCAGCAAAAGTGAAAATTGGCAGTGGAAAAGCTGTCTTGCAGCTCCTCTCAGTTTGGGAAAACTTTAATTTAAGTGGACCCATGTCCAGAGAAACAATAGAGGTATTCTCGAAGCTGGCATTGAATCAGGCGATTGACCTTGAAGAGGTTACAGAAGAGGTTTGGATAGCCCTACAACCTGGAAATATACTTGTTGGAGACGAAGTTAGAGTCTTTCCTGACGCTTTCGAGGGAAACCTCGGCCCCACTCACAACGGGAGACGCGGTAATGTGGTGGCTGTTAGGTATGGAGATGTTATTTTTAACGCAACGGACGGAAAGCTACCTGAGCTTAAAGGTGTCCACTATTCTCCATACAAGCTAGAGAAAAGAATTAAATAAATGAGGACAAGTTTTGAATTAAAACTAGTTGCAGCTACTATAAACGAAGCTAAGTCTTTAGCTGCTTATCAAGTTGCTAATTTTCTTGATATCTCTGAAAAAGAGGTAGAAAATAGAGTGGACTTCGAGTTTAAGATATCCTACCCCAAGGCCGAGACCGTGGCTGAGATAGAGAGTTCTATAGAAGCTGGAATCTATCAGGTGACAGTGTATGGATCGGTTAAAAAGAGTGTAACTAGCTCATTTAATAGCTAATTTTGTAATCTACGGTAGTATTTAATTTTTAGAGGCTTGTGAGTAGTAAGATTCTACTTATGAAGGATATACGAATCGGCGAATCTCTCTGGTTCACTTGGGAGGGCAATGAGTATGAGCCTGACAGCACGAGTTCTTATATATATTATACCAATGGCCATATTGATCTAAACGAAGATGTCGTCAGAGGTGCACTCGCCTCTTTATTACAAAGAGATGGGATTTCTTATTCTTTGGGGCAAGGGTTTTCTTTAGTCGAGCGTGCCGTGATAAACTATCTTCAGGCTGGTTTTGAAGATGGCGAGTATCACCCAACTATTTCAGACAGTGACGGTAACTCTATAAAAAACGAAATAGAACTAATCGATCTATTCGATCTGACGCTAGTCGAGATAGAGAATTGATGTTTGAAGACTTGCCGGATTGGTACGATGATGCAGAGTGTGCTAAACCTGAAAATCAAGAACAGACTCCTAACTTTTTTGCCAACAAGCCCTCTAAGCAATATCAAGCTAAAAAACTGTGTGGTGTTTGTCCTGTAAGAAAAGATTGCACTCAATGGGCATTAAATAATAAACAAATTTGGGGAATCTGGGGAGGTCTTGGTCCGGAGCAAATACGTAGAACTCTGTCAGTTAATTGGGAGGGTCAGGAGATGCGTCACAAGAGGTTACCAATCTGTCCCTACTGTAAAGCTAAGACTAAAAGTCTTGGTACTAAAATTATCGACCGGCCTGATGCTGGGCGGTGGTCAACTATGAAAGTTGTCTACTGCAAGGAGTGTAGCTTTTCTTGGCAGAGTCGAACTAGCGCTAATGCTGTAGAGGCGTATTACAACCAAGAGGACAGGAAGAAGAAAAAACTTCCTTAGGATTTTTTATCTCGCTCAATAAGCTTTTCTATTGGCGTGGAATCGTCCGCGGGGCGGCTATCCATCTCTAGCTTTTTTTCTATCCTGTATATACGCCTGTCAAGCTTGTAGATGTTTTTGTTTCCTTCATCTAATTTCTGATGAACCTTATCTACTGAATCCTTTAAAGAGTTTCCGCCATTATTTTTTAGATTTCCGTCGATGTCACTCAACCGCTCCATCACCCCTAATGTTGCACCCCTGCCTGGTCTAGCTTTCTCTCCCGACCAGTCGGCCATGAAATTCTCCCAGGTTAAAATGCGGCGCCTTATACCAAGATACATGGGACGAATTAACCTAACTACCGCAAACCAGGCTGCTAGTATTGTTGTTATTGCTACAGCTATAGCGGTTAACAGCATCATTTGATCTTCAGTCATAAAATATAAACCTAAACCTAAACTTAAACCTTGAGTTTGCGCGAATGTCGTATACCCAACTGAACCTGCTGGATTCCTCTAGATAATTGTACCTCAATAAAAAACATTCTATTGGGTGCTCTTAACGTGGTAAATTTTTAAAATTTATATTATTTCTATTTAATGACTTGTATTTCTCATAGTGACGTGTAGAATGCTATTAGTCACTAAGCACAAAGAAAGATCCATGCATTTTTATAGAATAACTAGGATTTCAATATAATGGCAAGTCAATGGGAAGAGTCCTCTGGACGCCTCGGGCCTGCTGCGGCTTATTATGCCAGCAAGTACGGTTGGAAAATACTACCAGTACACGGTCTTGGCAGGGACGGTAAATGTACCTGTGGTAAGACCCATATAGATTCCAAGGAAATTGGAAAGCACCCGGCTATTAACAACTGGAATACCCAAGCGACGGACGACTTAGAGCAGCTTGCTACTTGGTGGGGGATCAATCCGGACTACAATGTTGGAGTTTTTGCTAAAGAATCCGGCTTCTTGGTTATTGATGTAGACCCTCGCTCTGGCGGCGATGAGTCGTTCATAACACTAGAAAATCGCGCAGAAGGGGCCCTACCTCCTACTGTAGAGGCAATAACTGGCGTTTGGGACGACCGTCAAGGGAGGCCTACTCGTGGTCGTCACCTTATATATAAATGTGACCCTAACGAAAAGTTCATAGGAAACTTTAAAAGCGAAGGTCTTGGCGGAATTGACGTTAAGCACAACGGATACATACTACTTACGCCATCTAGACATTTCTCTGGCGTTAACTACGTATGGAAACCTGGACATGCCCCCTGGGAGATGGACATAGCGCAGGCTCCAGAGGAATTGTTGAATGTTATCCGACCTAAGAAGAAGGCCCGTGGCACTGGAGTCTACGGAACCGCTGACTGGTCCTGGATTGGTGAGCTTGAATTTGCCGGTGAAAAAGTTGATGTTGATAAAATTATGGAAGAGGGCATTAGTGAAGGCTCTCGTGCTGTGGACATCTATCGCTTAGCCTGTGCGCTGGCAAACAAATACGGTACCGATAACGCAAACCGAACTTACATCGAAACATTGATGATTAGATTCAACGCAGAGATGGTAAAACCTCCAATGGAGCTCGAGGGGCAAAACTCCCTGCTTATGCACGTTCATAGAGCAATTGATTTCGTGGCCAATAATCCCAAGATTGATTTAGGCTGGGGCGGTCTAAGCGAGTGGGTAAAAGGTGAAGGAACCGAGTGGGCAGCTAAGAACCAAGAGGAGAAGATTCCTAGCAGGGACATAATTGTTCCGATTGTCCTGGGAGGCACGGATGACTCAGGGGGGCCAACTCCTACTTATAATCTTGGTCAGCAAATCAAAGATTTAGCATCTAGAGGTATGTCTGTAACTCAGGCTTCAAGCGGTGGTAATCTAAATATTCCCAACGACGTGGATGCCGTAAGTGAGTCTGACGGTGGTCGAGAAGGTTATCGCACACTAACTGATACTGGCAATGGGCGTCGCATGATTGACGCGTTCTCTTCAGTAGTAAGATATACAGAAAGTTTAGGATGGTTTTATTGGGACGGGGCCCATTGGAAGCATGACGTAGAACAGCTAAAGATTAAAGAACTTGCGAAAAGAGTCTCCCCAATGATTGCCGGTGAAGTCATAAACTACGGCCCTGGAGACGATTCAAAGAAGCAGGAGCTTGTTTCCTGGGCCAAGCAAGGTAAGTCTAATACTAGAATCTCCAACATGATAGCCAGCTCGCACACTGACGAGAGAATAACATCTCACGTTGATCAGTGGGACGATAAGCCACATCTTTTAGGCGCGTCTAATGGAATTATTGACCTAAAGACTGGAGAACTTCTCAAGGGGCGTCCAGATTTATATATGACAAAAAACACACCTGTCTCTTACACACCCGGACTAAAAAATATTCGTTGGACTGAGTTCTTAAACTTTGTAACAGACGGAGACGAAGAGTATCAGAGATGGCTTCAAAAGGCCGTAGGATACACCCTGACGGGACTAGTAGAGCAGGACGTTATGTTCTTGGTATATGGCCCTCCAGGGTCTGGTAAGAACACTTTTGTGGAAACTATTGTAAACGCATTGGGCACAAAAGAGTATGCTTTTTCTTTAGATAGTCAGGTCCTAGCGTCTAATGACGGTATGTCCAGTAGGACTGACGAGTACTACATGGCAGAGGTTAGGGGGCGACGTATGATTTGGCTAGATGAGTTGCCTGATGGCGGTCGAATGAAAGAGAATCAAGTCAAAAAGATGACTGGTTCTCAGGAGTTGCAGGGCAGATCTCCTGGAGAGAGACCTTTTACTTTTAAATCTCAAGGTAAGCTCTGGGTGACTACGAACCACAAGCCGATTATTACCGATGATGCAATGTGGCGCAGGTTGAGGCCCATTCCTCTCCTTAACATTCCTGACAAGCCTGACAGTAGCCTAAAGCCATACCTTTCTGATCTAGACGGAGGACTACCAGCCGTGCTTTCCTGGGCGGTAGAGGGTGCCATTAGGTACCTCAACTCTTCAGAGTCGGACCCGCTTGGCTGGTGTACGGTTGTGAAGGAAGCTGCAGAAGTCTATCGAAAGAATGAAGACAGAATTGGGATCTTCCTAGATGAAGAGACAAAAGATATGCCTGGAGCCTCTTTGCGTGTAAAAGACTTGTTTATGACTTATAAATTCTGGAGTGAAGATCGCGGCGAACGCCCAATGACGCAGATAGCCTTCCACAGGAAGATAACTGACAGAGGGCTAAAAGTTGTTGGTACTGGATCAAAAGCCGAAATTAAAGATATGTCCAAGAATCTCTCAATTGTGAGCAATTCTTCTGAAGTTTCATGGAGCAACTTAATCTAACTTTGAAAGTTATTAAATAAAAGAACCTTATCAGTAGTGACATAATTGAACTAAGTGATCAACTACTGATAGGTAACCCTATATTGAGTAAAAAAGACTACGTCTGTAGCAAATGTCAAAAAAATTGGCCCGTACCGTCCTTGGCAAAAGCTTGTCAAGAAAAACACGGGCCAACTGTATAAGTAACGTATCTAGTAACTAGTCATTACTCGAGGATAGTCTCTGCTGCTCTAAAGCATGATCATAGTGAAGCTGATTTACAGCAAGCCTACTATCGTTACTTAGAGATAGAGCAGTAGTATTGTAGCTCACTGCCTCCGAGTACAGCCCAAGGTTGTAGCTCGAAACCGCGGCTAAGTCCCAGGGTAGGTCACCCCATGCAAAATCCTCGCAAAGATACTCTAATGGTCTTTCGGGTATAGCGCATGCATTCGTTGCGTAAGTCCTGCAGCTATCCCAAGAACCTTGTTCGTAGTAGTACTGAGCCAACTCAACTAGTGGCTCTCGTCTACCAGGGGCCTGAGCGACAGCCTGTATTAGCCAGTCAACTCTGTTATCCGGCTCTACTTTGGATAGATATCGCATAGATGCAGCACGTTCCGGGGCCCATGTAGCAGTTGGTAGATTTAGGTGTCGCTTGAATTCGACAGCAGCCTCTTCATATCGGCCGTAAAAATAAAGCTCTCTGGCGTAATAAAAAGCATTTCTGTCATCGTACAAATCTTCCTTCACAGCTTGCGCCAACAATGGCAAGTACTGCGACCTGGGCTTTGTATTATCTGGATGGTGATGTATTTTTAGCCCTGTCCAGCTCTGTGTCTCTGCTTCATCACCATATCTAGTCAAAACTTCGTGTACTGGATGCTTCCAGCGATAGCCAAAACGTGAGTGAATCTTATCCCCTCCGTAAACAAGCCCTGGGGAGGTCTCAGCTGAGTTCTTCCAACTCCAAGTGTACTCATAGCGAGGCCTGGTGGTGCCCTTTTCGAGGGCTTGTTCTAACTCTTCGCGCCAACCAGGGAGCAACACTTCGTCCATATCTAAGGCGATGCAATAGTCTAGATCCTGAGGCATTGCTGCTAGGGTCGCGTTTCTGGCCATGTCAAATCTCCATGGCTTTACCGACAC